CTATTGCAGTTTCTGCACCTGAAGAAAAAGAAGAAAAAGAAAAAGAAAAAGGTGGGTCAGAGCTAGATGGAGTTGAAACGTCTGGCGCTCAGAAACGTATCCGACAACTCATTCGTCAGCGTAAAGAACGCGACGAACAGATTCACTCCCTCATGCAGAAGAATGAGGAATTAGAAACTAACCTCAAAACAAAGCATTCTGAAGTACAGGAGATTAATAAACTAAGTCTCGATGCTTCAGAAAAGCAATTGACAGATAAGATTCAGTTAGCTCAGGCAGCTTATTTAGAAGCATTTGAAAATGGCGAGAAGGAAAAACTTCTTCAAGCTCAGACAATGCTAAATGAAGCGCAGGGTGATCTGAAGAATGTTTCCAGTGCTAAACGTAATTATGAAGCTGCTCCAGTAGAACAGCCAGTGCAACAGCAGGTTGCTCCTAGACCTGTTGCCAATGATCCCAAGGCAGAAGAGTGGGCATCAGAGAATGATTGGTTTGGTACTAATAATGTTATGACCGCAGCGGCACTAGCCATTGATGCGGAACTAAAGAATGAAGGTTACGATCCAAATGATAATGAATTTTATCAGGAGATTAGTAACAGAATGAAGCAATCTTTTCCTCAACAGTTTGGGGAAGATATTCAACGTGTGCAGGACAGTACGTCAAGTCCTGCTCAAGTGGTTTCGGGGGGATCGCGTTCCTCCTCATCCAATTCTAAAAAGGTTAAGTTATCTCAAGAAGATATCCGACTAGCACAGAAATGGAATATTCCACTTGAAAGATATGCTGCCGAAAAGCTCAAAGTAAATGGGCTTGACGGTGAATACACAAATATTAAATAGAAGCGCGGAGAATTATTATGACACGAAATGAAACACGTAGTAGTCAACTTAGAGAGAATAACACACAGGAAGAAGAATGGACCTTTGAAGAGCCTAACGCCTTATCTATTCCAGATCATGTGCAAGCACGATTTGATAGTGAAGGAATGGCTTTACGTTGGATACGCATCTCCATCAAAGGCACAGACGACATCTCAAATGTAGGTAAGAAACTACAAGAGGGATGGGTTTTCGTAACTCCTGATGAAGTTCCTGAAATGTCGATTACATCCTTCGTAAGGGAAGACGGTCGTTACCAAGGCACAGTCTGTCGTGGAGACTTGGCATTAGCAAAAATGCCAGCGGGTAAGGTAGCGGCTAAACGGAAATTCTACGAAAACAAGGCTGATAATATGATGCAAGCCGTAAACGCTCAACTTATGAACAGTTCTGATTCTCGTATGCCAATTTCCAATAATAGTAAAACCACAGTAACGAAAGGGCGACGACCCGATTTTCAGGGTTAGCGTCTTTAACTTTAAGGAGATGACACATGTCTACTACTAAAGCATTTCGTGGTTTTGTCCCTGCTCGTAAGAGAGGCGGCGCTTATAATAATGAGGCCGTCACCGATATGATTACGCTTACCTCGACGGGTCAGGCGCAGTCACCTAGTAACAACATTTTTACAGGCGATCCTGTCGTGCTTCCGGGCGCGAACTTTGCAACGATCTCGCCGTTTATTGCCGGTACCTTGAAGCCCTCGGGCGTTTTCATGGGCTGTCAGTATGTTGAAAATGGAGAACAGAAGTTCTCTCGTTATTGGAATGGTGGGACATCCGCCACAGATATTAAATTCTTTGTTATTACTGATCCGGCACAGACTTACTACATTCAGTGTTCTTTGACTCTTTCTGCTGCTGAAGCAGCGATTGCTAAGAACTACACTGTTACAGTTAGTTCTACCGCTAGTTCGGGCAGCACGGTAACTGGGCAGTCCAGCTATTACCTGATGGCTAGTTCTGGTGCTGAAACCGAGCTTGCTGCTCGTGTTGTTGGCCGCGCTCAGTATCCTGACGAAGGTAACAATGACGCTTATCCAATTGTCGAAGTTTGGCTTAACACCCATCGGGATCGTTATGTCACTGCTACGGCTTCAACGGCTTAATAGGGAGGATTAATCATGGCTATTAATAGAGCTAGTATTTCAAAAGAACTCCTTCCGGGCCTGAATGCCGTATTTGGAATGGAGTATGGAGAGGTTAATAACGAACACGAACCTCTTTTTGATATTGAGAATTCTGATCGTGCATTCGAGGAAGAAGTTCTCTTCACTGGTTTCGGCTCTGCGCCGACCAAGGGTGAAGGTGCTGCTGTCTCCTATGACGACGCTCAGGAAAGTTACACTGCCCGTTATACGGCTGAAACTATTGCGCTTGCTTTCGCGGTTACGGAAGAAGCAATGGAAGACAATCTGTATGACACGTTTGCCAAGCTTCGTGCGCGCGGTCTCGCTCGTGCGATGGCGAATACCAAGCAGGTCAAGGCTGCTGCACTTTTCAATAATGGTTTCTCGACCGCTATTGGTGACGGTGCTGCGTTCTTCTCTGCTGCTCATCCGACCATCTCTGCTGGTAATCAGTCCAACCTTCTTGGTGCTGCCGATCTTTCGGAAGCCACTCTTGAGGCGGCTCTGACTGCTATTCAGAAGATTGAAGATGATCGTGGTATTCTTATTGGTGCCAGCGCGGTTTCGCTGCATGTTCCCGTTGATTCGTGGGCCATTGCAGATCGCGTTCTAAGCAGCCCCGGTAACACTCAGACGAGTGCTGCACAGGCTAACCCAAATAACAACGCTATTAACGCGACTCGTCACTTGGGTATGGTTCCTGAAGGCTACTACATCAATCGTCGGTTTACCGACACTGATGCGTGGTTTGTCAAGACGGATGTTCCGAACGGCACTAAGATGTTTGTTCGTACTCCGCTTCAGACGAAGATGGAACCTGACTTCGATACTGGAAACATCCGATTTAAGGCTCGGGAGCGTTATAGCTTCGGTGTCTCTGATTGGCGTGGCTTCTTCGGTAGCGAAGGTTAATTAAGATAGAAGGAGAGAGCGGCTAAATGTTGCTTTCTCCTTCGACTCTTTATTTATAAAGGAATTAAATATGGGTACAAATATTAAAGTTGCTCAAAATGTAAGTAGCGACGGTGCTATTATTAATGGCTTCAGATATGTAGACAGTAATTTAACTGTTGGAGCAAATGGTGGTGGACCAGTTCCTCAAACAACTCGTGTTATGGCTATCCATACTTATGCTACTCTTGCTGGTGAGATTGTAATTACTGGTGCAAATCAGATTACCAATAAGACTGCCAAGGGTACGGCTATTCGATATCGTGTTGGTGCTTTAGATTCTAATGATATGTATATTGGAGATATGGGTGTTGGTGTTTATGGTGTGCTTAGTGTTGCCAACTCAGGTACTGGCGTTATGACTCCCACGATTACACTATATGTAGGCTGACATGCCTTCTTATTCTTATCTGAAGACTGACATTATTAATACAACTGAGAATGATTCGACTGAGTTTGCGGATCAAATTCCTAAGTTGATTGAAAAAACAGAACTACGTCTTACTAAAGATTTAGACGATGTTGGTTTAGATGAGTATACCGCTATTTCATATGTAGCGACTAATGCCAGTATTGCACTTAATGATCGAGTGCGTATTGTTCGTAATGTAAATTACACCACAAGTGTCAGTGTAACTGGAGTTCCAGCCTCTTCAAAGGTAAACTTGTTACTAAGAACTTATGAGTATGCTACAGACTACTGGCCTATTGCTACATCTACAGGAACTCCCCGTTACTATTCACGGAAAACGAATGGATCAATTTACATCGTACCAACACCTACATCAACTTTGTCAGGTATTGTTCAAACAGCGTCACGGCCTTTAGCTCTTGCTTCGGCAACAGGTACAAGTGTGACGGTTTCAAACTATTACAGTGAGTATTGCTATAATGCTTTGTTCTATGGTTGTATGTTAGAAGCCACTATGTATATGAAAGACTGGGCTACTCTTCCAGTTTGGCAGGGACAGTATGATAACGCAATCACATCACTTCGTAATCAGGCACGTAGAACTAGACAAGACGATATGGAAATCGCTGCTAGTCCTGCTGGCGGACCCGACACAATTATACAAGGAACAAGCTAATGGTATCAAGACTTTTTACTAAAGGCGCTTCAGGCGTTGCAAAAAAATTACTTAAGAATCCATCTGCTGGTTCAGGATCAAGCACAGGTAGAGCAGGACAAGGTTTGGTAAGTCCTAGAGCTAGAAACAAAGTAGCTCTTGAAAAGAAAGTTAACAACAACACTGCATCTAAAACAGAAATAGCTAAATTAAAAAAACTAGAGGCTGCGGATAAAGCAGATACTTTAAGAGCAAGAGTTAAGGCTGATGAGGCCCGCAGAAAGCAAAAAGGCGTTATGCCTACTAAACCTAAAAAGCCAAAAGATGCGGTAGCTACATATATGAAAACAGGTGAAATATTAGAAGGTTTTACTCCTACTCCTAAACAAGTAGCACAACGTAAAAGAAACGTTGCTGCTCGTAGAGCAACAAATAAAAAAGCTGGTGGTAAAATTGTTTATCGTAAAAAACCCGGACAAGTTTTAAAAGGTAATCAAAAGAAGCTAGATGTAAATAACGATGGTAAGATAACTAAAAAAGATTTTGATACAATAAATGCAAAGCCAAAGGACAAGCCGACTCCTCCTATTGGTAAAGGTGCAGTAGAACGTGGCAATCGCATGTCTGAGATGGAAGCCGATTCTGCTAAAGCTATGAACAAGAAAATGGGCGGTGGTCAGGTGATGAAGTATAAGAAGGGCGGCATGGTATATAAGAAACATGGCGGTGTTGTAAAAGCTGCTAGTGGTGGTGATAGTCTTATTGCTTCTTGTTATGACTAATGGCTACTAGTCGCGCCAGCATTAGACAGCAAGTTACTAAGGGTGGTCGAAAGAAAAAGCCACCTCTTGGTTCTGGCAAACGATTTAAAAAAACAGTTTCTAATTTAAAAAAACGTGGGGCTAGAAACCCTAAAGCTTTAGCAGCATACATTGGAAGAAAAAAGTACGGTGCTAAAAAAATGGCCGCGATGGCTGCAAAGGGAAGAAGGAGAAGATCATGAAGAAAACTTATTTAAGAGGGCCGCACAGTTTGCTGGCTTATCCTGCTGACCTTGATGCTATTACTGGTAAGCCTACTGGTCAGGGTTTCGGTGCTGCACGTAAGGGTCCGTCTGTTGTAGGCAAACCTGAAAATGTAGTTGTAGATTATTCTATGGATGAGAAAGTTATTTACACAGAAAAAGCTGGAGAGTAATTATGTCAGGGCTTACTGGTAAAGTATCTGGAATTATTTTAAAAGCTTTAACAAGTAAAGGTAAAAACAGCAGAGCCGCTAATGCTGCTATTGCTAAAGCTGCTAAGTCTAATGATATGTCTGTTGATGCTTATAAGAAAGCAGCTAAAGCCCAGATTAAAGAAGATGCTAAACCTGTTTCTAAAACAGTTAAGGGTGAGAGACCCTCAGATAAAAAGCCCAGTAAATTTGGAAAAGCACAGGCTAGAGAAATTCAAAGACTTACAGGTATTAGTCCAAGAAACTTTAATAAAAAAACTGTTGCAGAACAACGAGCAATATTAAATAAACAGTCTGAAGGAGAAGTACCTTCAGGTAGGCGTACATCTACAACAGACAGTGCTGGTAATAAAGTTGAAGGCGGTGTTAATACAGACCTTCTTTCTAAAGTCCAACTAGACCCTGAGTTAAAACAATATTCAAGAGCGCAGCTTAGACGCTTTATTAAAACTGGTCAAGCTAAAATTGTTAGAATGAAAAATGGTAAGACTAAACTTGTTACTACTGGACAGTATTCTCCTCCTAAAGGAGAAGTAGCTGAGAAGATGGGCTTAACGGGCCGTGGTAAAATTAGTGAAAAAGAAATTAGAAACCTAACTGCTGGTGAAGGCGGACAAGGATTTGAAATTCGTAAAAAAGGTGGCCGTGTTGGCCGTGGATGCGGTGCTGCTCTTCGTGGTGGCGGAGCCGTAAGGAGCAAATAAATGGCAAAAGAAAATGCAAGAGATAATTTATTAGAAGCTATTTCGAGAGAAAGAGCTAAGTCAAATCCTAGTAAAAATAGACTTGCCAGATTGCAAGGACAGCTTAGAAGAATAGGTGGCGAGGACGTTCCAGCTAAAAATCCTGATGCTGTTTCTGTACGTAATTTACCTAAACCAGCTAAGAATCCTGATGCTGTTTCTGTGCGTAATTTACCTAAACCAGCTAAGAATCCTGATGCTGTTTCTGTGCGTAATTTACCTAAACCAGCTAAGAATCCTGATGCTGTTTCTGTGCGTAATTTACCTAAACCAGCTATGAATCCTGATGTTCTTAAAGCAGCAAATTTATTAAAAAATACTCCTCGTGGTTCAGATGCTCCAATAACACGATCTACTTCTGGTACAGGGACTCGAAAAGCACAGCCTCGGTCTAAACCTAACCCGCCTAGACGGCCTACTGCTGGAGGTAATATGATTGCTGCCACTCCTCCGGGCGGTGGAACACTATCTAAAAAAGATGTTGATGAATATTCAGAAGCTTTTGCATCTCCTGATGCTGATAAGATGTACAATCTTTCTGAAAAAAATAGACGTAAAGATATGAACATGCTAGAACGTGCTTTTGATTCTATTAAGGTAGCGGGTGATCGAGCTACGGCTGATAGAAAGAAACGTGGGCTTAGTGACTACGATATGAATGAAGATGTTTTTGGTAGCCGATCAGGTGGCGGTATAGAAAAGACTATGAAAAAGAAAAAGTCATCTGTTCGTAAACGTGCAGCAAAAAGAGGCTTTGGTGTCGAAACTCGCGGAAACTAATTTTAATAGTCTTCCTGAAAAAGTAGGAATAAATTGGGATATAGAACGTCCTATAGAAAAAGATTATAAAAATTGGGACGAGTACTGGATTGAGTTTTGTAACTATATGGTAGAAAAATATAAGAATACTAACTGTAGGAAAAAATAATGGCTTTATCTGATTCTGATAAGAAAAAACTTAAACGCTATAGATTAAGCGGTCTGAACAAACCGAAGCGTACACCAAATCATCCTACTAAAAAAGGTATTGTTGCTGTAAGTAATAATGGTGGTATTAAAATTATTAGGTTTGGCGATCAGAAGATGGGACATAACTATTCTCCTGAAGCTCGTAAATCTTTTAAAGCAAGACATGGTAAGAATATTGCCAAAGGTAAAACAAGTGCAGCTTACTGGGCAAATAAACTTTTCTGGGCTGGACCTAGCGGTTCTAAAAAAAGTCCCCCTAAGTCTCAGAAGCTTGTACGTGGCATAAAAAGAAGAGGTTGATATGAAAAAAGCAGTAGACGCACCTAAAGGTTTTCACTGGATGAAAGCTGGTAAAGGATTTAAACTTATGAAAAATCCTCGTACTGGTTATGCTCCACATAAGGGTGCATCAAAAAAAGCAAGCTTTGAAGTTCAAACTATACATAAGAAATAAAACACACAATGGCAGTAAAAAAGAAAGCCGGTACAGCTACCAAGCGTAACCCTGCTAAGTGGGCTAGAGCAAAGGCCAGAGCTAAAGCTAAAATGGGTGGTAAGCATTCTGCCAGAGCTATGCAGCTTGCTGTTAAGTATTATAAAGAATCTGGTGGAAGTTATAAAGGTAAGAAAAAAACTACTAATAAATTATCAAAGTGGACTAAGCAAAAATGGAAAACAAAGTCAGGGAAACCAAGCAGCAAAACAGGGGAGAGATATCTTCCAGAGAAAGCAATCAAAGCCCTGTCGTCAAAAGAGTATGCTGCGACCACGAGAACAAAGAGAAAAGCGACTGCTGCGGGGAAGCAATACTCCAAACAACCTAAACGTATTGCGCGTAAGGTTAAGAGATATAGGAAAACATAATGGCTGTATCAGGAACATATAATTTTAATCTCGATATTGACGAGGTTATTCAAGAAGCAATGGAAATGATTGGAGGCGAAAGCACTCTCGGTCATGAACCTGCTTCTGCTCGTCGTTCTATTAATATTATGTTGAAGGATTGGCAAAACCGTGGTATACTGTTATGGAGTACGAGTGTTTCTTCTATAACGGTAGCAGCTTCTACTGGAGTATATAATCTATCTTCTAATACTATTGATGCACTTGAAGTAGTTTTAAATAGAGACAGTACTGATTTACAGTTGACACGTATTACATCAGAAGAGTATTTATTGATACCTAATAAAACACAGACAGGACGACCTTCTCAGTATTCTATTCGTAGAAGTAGAGATAATCCTGTAATGTCCGTTTGGCCCCTTCCAGATAATTCCACAGACATTTTAAAGATAGAAGTAATCAGCGAACTACAGGATATTAATAAATCCGCAGAACAAAACGCTGATCTACCTAAAAGATTTTTTCCTTGTCTTACGGCAGGGTTATCTTACTACATGTCAATGAAACGAGCAGGAGTATCTTCTGAACGTATCGGCATGTTAAAAACTAATTATGAGGAAACACTTGCAAGAGCTATGCAGGAGGATCGTGAACGCTCAAGCATGTTTGTTCGACCTAGACTTAGGTATATCTAATGACCATAGCAGAAGCTATTATAAAATCATGGCCTGTATTTTTAGGAATAATTACTTTGATTATTGTATTGGCTAAAATGCACGGTGATATAGAAATTATAAAAGAAAAAGTAAAAACTTTGTTTGAGCTTTGGAATAATAAAAATGGCAAGTAATAAAAATGCACTAGCTATGTGTGATGTATGTGGATGGGTTTATCCGCATAGACTTATGCAAGAAAATAGCTACGGCCTTATTGTTTGTCCATCAGATTTTGAGGGTAACTTTGATTTAAAAAACCATCCTCAGAATAAAATTCCTGATGTTCGAGACAATCCTGCTATACGTAATCCTAGACCTGACACAGGCGGCAGGAATTTAACATGGGATCAAGTAGCAACCACTTGGGATTCAACAGATGAGTATTGGCAACTAATATGACAGATTTAACAGGTAAATTAATTTCGGGAACATATCAGCAGTTATTGCTCATTAATAGTAGCACTACTAACGAAGGCGTTGGCACGTCTATTGTTGCTGTTCAAACTGGTGATGGTACTAATACTGCATTAAAAGTAGCTACAAATCAAGTAGTTGTTGAAACTGCTCTACGTGTAAACGGTACAGCAACAATTACTAATGATTTAGTTGTTAGTGATAGAGTCTGTGCTTCTGCTTTCTTTGGAGATGGTTCTAATCTTACGGGCTTAACTGCTAGTATTGGTGGCGATATCTCTGTCAATTCTATTACTGTAGCTGGCAGTGCTAATGTTGGTGGTAGCTTAGTTGTAAAAGGTGATACATCTGTAAGTGGTGCTTTAAATGTAGCAGGTAATGCGTCTCTTGGTGGCACACTAACTCAAACAGGTGTAGCAACTTTTGTCAGTAATGTTACAGTAGGTGGGAAGCTTGTTGTAGAAGGTGATGTGTCTGTCAGTGGTCAGCTTGATGTAAATGAAAATGTATCTATTGGAGGTACGTTAGCTGTAACTGGTACGGCTGCTTTTACAAGTAAGTCTACATTCAGTAATGATGTGTCAGTTAGCGGTAGGATTGATACTGCTTCTTCTGTTTCAGTAGGAAGTGTTTTAAATGTAACAGGTATTAGTAATTTTGCTGCTGATGTATCTGTCAGCGGTAAGCTTAATGTTGTTGGTAATGTGACTGCTTCTGCTTTCTATGGTGACGGTACTAATCTAACTGGTGTTATAGCTTCTATAGGTGTACTTCCAGATAGTGTTTCTATATCAGGATTTTTAAATGTTGGTGGTACTCTAGCTGTAGTAGGTAACACATCAATTGGCGGTACATTAATTCAAACAGGTGCTGCAACATTTGATAGTAATGTATCAGTCAGTGGTACTCTTAATGTAGCAGGTAACACATCAATTGGTGGTACATTAATTCAAACAGGTGCTGCAACATTTGCATCTACAGTTACTGTAGTAGGCGCTGCTGCTTTAAAATCTAATGTCACAGTTGGTGGTACATTGGATGTAGCAGGTAACACATCTGTTGGCGGAACACTGTTTGTAACAGGTGCTGGTACATTTGATAGTACTGTTTCAATCAGTGCTGGATTAGTTGTCGGCGGAACTGCGACAGTTGTTGGAGCAATGAGCATCGGCGGTGCCTTGAGTGTTGGTGGCGCTACTAATTTATTAAGTACAGTTACAGTAGTAGGTGCTACAGGTTTCTTAAGCACTGTTAGAGTTAGTGGTGCTGCAACAATGGCTAGCACACTTGATGTAGCAGGCAATGTATCAGTAGGCGGTACTATTTTTGCAACAGGTGACATTACATTTGATGGAGACGTATCAGTAAGCGGTGATGTAAATATTGGCGGCAATGTCGGTATTGGTATTTCGGCTCCTCGTGCACCATTGCACGTTCAACCGGCTGGAGGCGCTTCGGATAATTTTAATGTTTTGGTTTCGCAGTTTCGTCCAAACATTGTCCTTGAAGACCTTTCCGGCTCTGCAACAGATTTTCAGTTTTTTGTTGATGCAAACGGTTTTCAAATACGCTCTGGAGATGCAAGTACAGATACAAAATTAGCTTCCGAACTAGTACATATCACCAGCGCGGGTCTGGTCGGTATTGGTACATCGTCGCCAAGTGGTAAATTAAATGTAGCATCAGGTTCTTCTGGGGCTAGTCCTTGGGCTAACGCCGACGATGTCGTTATCGAAACAAACGGGGCAACGGGCATAAGTATTCTTGCGCCAGATAATAACCAAGCAAATTTAATTTTTGGAAGTCCGAGCGATAATATCGGTTCAATTATCAGATGGGTGCATGATGATAATGAGCTACAAGTCGGTACGCATAAATCAAATGGGTTTTTAACATTCAAAACTGCTATTGGTACAGAACGTATGCGTATCGACTCATCGGGTAACGTCGGTATTGGTACTTCGTCACCAGCAACTAAGTTTCACGTCCTAGATGGATCATCAAGTCTACGGTTTAGACAAAATGGCACGGTTGCCGAAACGCTTACCATCGGCCCAAGTGGCGGCGATGCCGCTATATATCTTGGCGATGTTGCAGATACTGTACGTGCGGGGCTGTTCTATGACACTAGCGAAAACGATCTTCAGATTCGTGGGTATAATAATAGTACTCGGATGATCATCGACAGCAGCGGCAATGTCGGTATTGGTGCTTTGACACCTGACCGACTTTTTGAAGTTGAGGAAGCCTCTGGAGATGCGTATATACGTCTTAGAGCTTCAGACACGGGTGGCGGCGCAGATACTATTTTTGAAAATCTAGTCGCTGACAATGGTCAAAGTAACTACATTTATTTTGGTGATCTTGACGACGTAAATATCGGAATCATTCGGTACAGTCATGCTAGTGATTTTATGTCGTTTACGACTAATGCCTCAGAACGTATGCGTATCACCAGCGCGGGTAACGTTGGTATCGGCACTACTTCTCCTGCGGAAAAGTTGGAGGTTACTGGCAACATTATTCTCGATGCTACAAACGCTGACATCAAGTTAAAGTCTGGCGGTGGGGGAACAACTGGTGCACTTCGTTGGACGTTTACTACTAACAGCACTTCATATGGCGATATTTCTTTGCCCTACGACACAAGAGCATCTGTAGGGTTATTGCTTCATACTATAGGCGGTTATCCAATCACTATTGATACCGGCAACAGTGTTATTTTTAAGGAAGATAACATTGAGACTATGCGTATCGCCCCCACCGGCAGGGTCGGTATTGGGACTGCGTCACCCAGCACACTCCTGCATCTAGCATCAACTGGAAACGCAATCCTGACGCTGGAAGCAGACACAGATAATGTAACCGAAAGTGACAACGCTCGAATTGAGCTGTCACAGGATGGTGGTGCCACCACTGGTCACCTCGGCTACGGCAACAACACGAACGGCATTGACATCTGGAACGACTTCAATGACTACGTCCGAATCGGCACTAATAACATAGAGCGTTTAAGAATCGTCAATAACGGCGTTGTCCGCCCAGCAACTGACAACGTACAGCCCCTTGGAGCCGCTGCAAATCGTTGGTCGGTTGTTTATGCTGGAACCGGAACGATCAATACATCTGACGAGCGGGAAAAACAGCAGATTGCCGATCTCGATGACGCAGAACGTCGCGTTGCCGTGGCGATCAAGGGTCTTGTCAAAAAATACAAATATAACGACGCAGTAGCGTTGAAAGGCGACGATGCACGAATCCATGTCGGCGTAATTGCACAGGAAGTTATCGCGGCATTTGCGGCAGGCAGAAGGTCTTGACGCCACACGCTATGCGCTGCTGTGCCACGATACATGGGAAGCAGAGCCGGAAGAAGTCGATAAAAACGGCAACGTAATCAATCCGGGCATCGAAGCTGGTGAGCGTTACGGCATCCGGTACGATGAACTCCTCGCATTTATGATCGCAGCGTTATGATGACCGAGCAAGAACTTCTCATCGCCTGTTATCGAAGCGGACAAATCAGCGAACGGCAGTGGCAGGAACACACGCAAGAAAACCCAAAGCTGCGCGAAACGTGGCTTAACCAAATCAACCCGGATAACTCGGGCTGGAACCCATTAGGATAAGGAACAAACAAATGGCAATTACATGGTCAATCGTGCAGCTTGATTACGCTGTATCTCTCGACGGCGAATCTGACGTGGTTAACAATTCTCACTGGCAGTGCATTGACGAAGATGACGCTGGTAATCAGGGTAGGGTCTATGGCTCTGTCGCTATCCCAACGGATGACATTGCAGATTTTATTCCATATGCCGACATCACTGAGGCAAAGGCTCTTGAGTGGACCAAGACTGCTCTTGGTGCTGAAGAGGTTGCATCTATCGAAGCAAACGTGGCTGCTCAGTTGCAGCTTATCGAAAACCCTACGGAGGGTAGTGGCACCCCGTGGGAAAAATGGGAAAAAATGAAAAAACCCCAATTATTATCGACGACGTAGAATATAAGTATGAAGACATGACCGAGGAACAGCAGATGATTGTTAATCATATTGCTGATCTGGAACGTAAACTTTCGGCTGCAAAATTTAATGTAGATCAATTAGAAGTTGGAAAATCTGCTTTTGTCAATATGCTGACAGGGTCGTTAAAGACTGAGGAATAATTAATAATGGTATTTCGCAATAACTTACTTATGGGTGCTGCTGGTCAGGGCGGCGGCTACGAGATTGACCAGTCGATCCGGTTTGATAAAACGGCGAGTTCTAGGCTGCAACTAACTCAGGGCACCCCGGATGGGACTAGTTGGACGCTTTCATGGTGGATGAAGCGGGGTAAAATTGATGCCTCTGAGATGTGGTTTATAAACGGCGGCAACGCATATCCTGATTACATTCGGTTTGAAACAAGCGAAAAAATCCGTTTCCGTATTTTTAGTCGCAGCATTGACAATACAACCACTGCGGTCTTCCGCGATCCGTCAGCTTGGTATCATTTTGTCGCTAACTGGAATGGATCAACTGGGGCCTACAACCTCTGGCAGAACAATGTCAGCTTAATTAGCGGGACGGGATCGTCTGGCGAAACATACTACAACAAAAGCGGCGAGTTTTTTAGCCTTGGCAGTCAAGGCGGTGGAGGTAACTACTATGACGGTTACCTTTCCGAAATCGTTAAGCTAGACAACACCGTTGCCGACCCAACCTCATTTGGCGAATACAACGACGATGGCGTGTGGGTGCCGAAAAAATACACAGGATCATACGGCACCAACGGCTTCTATATCACAGGCGAGGACAGTGCTGATCTTGGCGCAGATTACTCCGGCAACAGCAACGACTTCACCTCGTCAGGGCTGACCAGCGACGATCAGGTTACTGACAGTCCGACTCTTAACTTCCCAGTCATCAGCCCGATTGATTACCAGACCGGAAGCAATGTTACTATTAGCGACGGAAACCTTACGTTCCAAAACGCAAACAGCGGATCAGCTAACGATGCCCGTGCTACTTTTGCTGTCAGCAGCGGCAAATGGTACTGGGAAGTCGAAGCTGACTCTCTCGGTCAATCTGGCGTTGGTCGAGAATTTATTGGCGTTGTATCTCCTGAGTGGCGGCTTGATTCAGGTTCAGCAGGTTCTAATTTTTCTCAGGACAGTACGGGATATGCTTATAATACCGTTGGGCAAAAGCTAAATAACGGCAGTGCGGCATCCTACGGCTCTGCGCTTTCTGCCGGAGACATTGTTGGTGTAGCACTTGATCTTGATAACGGAAAAATCTGGTGGTCAGTAAACGGCACGTTTCAAGCGTCCGGCAATCCTGCTGCTGGAACGAGCGAAGCCTATTCAGGACTGTCAGGAACATTTGCTCCAGCATTTGCGGTAGATTATGGCACAGGCACAAGTCGCCTTATTGCAAACTTTGGTCAGACTGGTGGACTGACGTACACACCGCCGACAGGCTTCTCGCAAATTGACAGCAGCACATTGCCTACACCTACAATAGCTGACGGCTCGGCGTATTTTCAGACTTCGTTGTATAGCGGAAATAGTTCGACACAGGAGATTAATCAGTCGGGCAACAGTACGTTCCAGCCTTCGTGGGTATGGATTAAAGAGCGAAACGGCACTCGCGTTCATACTGTCTATGATGAAGTGCGTGGTGTTGAAAAATACTTACAAACAAACGAAAAAGATGCTGAAAGCACCAGTTCTGCAAGTTTGACAAGTTTTGATGCCGATGGCTTTACTGTTGGCTCTGGTCCATTTGTTAATAACTCAGGAAATACTTACGCAGCGTGGCAATGGTTAGCCGGTAACGGCACAGCTTCAAACGAAGACGGTAGCATTACGTCCACGGTGTCGGCTAACGTGGATGCGGGGTTTAGTGTTATCGGTTACACAGGAAATGAAACAAGCGGAGCCACTATAGGGCACGGACTTGGCGCTGCTCCTTCAGTGGTCATCACGAAGTCACGAAGCAGCAGCAGCTATCATTGGTACGTTTACCATCATTTAAATGGCGCAACGAAATATATGCGTCTTAACGACAACAGCGCCGCATTTACCGATAGCGCCGCGTGGAATAACACTGCGCCAACTAGCAGCGTCATTACACTCGGTAACTCAAGCGCAACTAATAACACAGGCACAATGATTGCTTATGCGTTTGCAGAAGTAGAGGGCTTTAGCAAGTTTGGCACCTATACCGGCAACGGTTCTACCAATGGCCCCTTTGTCTACTGCGGATTCAAACCTGCATTTGTGCTGGTGAAGCGGACAAATTCTGCCGATAACTGGGTGACAGTTGATGCAGGTCGTAACCTGTACAACGTAGCAAATCTTAGGCTTTATCCAGACACCAGTAATGCCGACCTCACATCCACAACGCATGATTTGTTGTCTAATGGATTTAAACTTCGCGCCAGTGATGGTGGCGTAAACGGCTCTGGCAGCACTTACATCTTTATGGCATTTGCCAAACACCCCTTTGGCGGCGATGGTGTCGCCTCCGTCCCGGCTCGATAGGAGAAGACAATGTGGACATATAACGGAAAACGTATTCGAGAGGGTCGGGCATGGACGGACGACAACGGCGTCCAGCATCCGGCCAACTGGGCTATCTGGTCTGAGGACGAGAAGGTTGCCCACGGTCTTGTCTGGGTAGACGCCCAGCCAAAGCCAGATGAACGCTTCTACTGGTTCTCACAAAACGCTGACGGCACGTACACGACTACGCCGAAGGTTCTGGAAGACACTAATGAAGTAGATGACAACGGTGATCCGTTGCTAGATGCAGATGGTGTGCAGATGGTCACGTTGGGGCTGAAGTCCAACTGGATTGCCCAGACTAAGCAGACACAGGGTAGCCTTTTGTCTCAGACGGATTGGGCATATATTCGTAAGCAGGATACCGGCATTGAAGTTCCGGCTGACATTCAGCAGTACCGCAACGAGGTTCGTCTGGCGGCTGGTATAATCGAAGATCAGATTAATCAGTGTGCCGATCTCGACGCATTTAAGGCTCTGTTCGTCACCTCGACGGACGCTGATGGCAATCCGATCGGTAACGCGCCGATTTATGACTGGCCTGAAAGTATTTAAATGAAATTTATACTAACATATATTTTAATAACTTTGTGGTTTGTATTTCCAGTATCAGCGCAAGTCTTTTGTTTTAATGAAGATGCTCAAGATATTGAAAAAAGCCTACTAAAATATAATGAAGAGTTTGTTTTTTCAGGAGTAACTACGGCAGGAACTCCCATTACTATTTATAAAGGTAAGGATAGTTTTACAATTCTTTTTTTAACTAATGAAGGAAAGCTTTGTACTGGACCTACTTATACAGGAACTATAATTCCAAAATTAAAACTTAACAACGGAAAAGGTACGTAATATGGCCTCAACTTATACAACAAACATTAGGCTGACAAAACAAGGTAATGGTGATAATCCTAATACTTGGGGACAGGTTCTCAATGACGGTGTTATTAGTCTTGTTGATGATGCTGTTGCTGGCTATACCACGGTAAGTTTAGGCAGTGCTGCAACTGTTACGCTATCAGAAAATCAAGGTAGCGGAGACCAGTCACGATCTGCTATCCTACAATTTTCTGGATCAATCGGGACTGCTCATACATCTATCTTTGTTTTAATTCCTAATAATTCTAAAACCTATGTAATTAAAAACGCAGTATCAACTAATGCTACGACCAATGCTGTTATTTTACGTGTTGCTGGTAATGCCGGTACTACTGTTGCTAATGGAGGTCATGGTTATTTCTTTACTAATGGCACATCTGTTTATCAACTAGATAGTACTGGGTTAGGTCTAGGAACCGCTGCTGTACGTAATGTAGGAGTCTGTGCTACAGAAATTCCTGATACCTCTCTTGGTGATATTCGTTATGTAAAGGTGTCTGCTACAGATACTATCACTGCTGCTAAAACATTTAATGCTACAGTAGCTTATGGCGATGCAGCAATGATTAAAGTATCTAGTGCTGTAAAGTCTTTCATTACAACTCTGACTGATGCAGCGTCTGTTGTTTCAGATGCTGATACTGGTAATATTTTTCTAGTAACACTGGGCGGTAACAGAACCTTGGCTGCACCTAGTAATATGGATGCTGGTCAATCAGGACATTACTATCTAATTCAGGATGCTACTGGTGGAAGAACAATTAGTTTTAACTCTGTATTTAAATTTGCTGGAGGAACAGTACCTACCGCAACATCTACATCAGGATCAACTGATATTCTTTTCTATACAGCAAGAAGTGCTACCACAATTGATGCGGTAATGCTTAACAATATGACTAGATAATGACAAGTAAACTTGCAAAGTTTGAGTTTCAGCAAGGGTTTCATAGAGAAACCACTCAGTTTGCTGAAGGTGATAAATGGTTTGATGGCAATCGAGTGCGTTTCCGTGCTCAGAAACCTGAGAACATGCGAGGATACACGACTAGAGTAAGCGCAGCCTTTGACGGTTCTGCTAGAGATTTAGTTACATGGCGTGATTCAGATAGAATTGCCCGTGCTATTTTTGGTACACCAGATAAACTGTACACAATGAGCGGAGATCAGTTGTATGATATTACTCCTATTGCTTCTACTGTAACTTTAACGGCTGTTTTTGGAACAAGTGCTGGGCAAACAAGAGTGTGCGTGTCTGATACCGGACACAGTAAAGCTATAGGTGATTATGTTTATTTTACTTCTGCTGCTGTTTTTGGTGGCAATGTTAGTCTGACAGGAAATGTTTATCCAATTACTTCTATTACAAGTTCTAATGTTTTTACAATTGAAGTTACAACCGCAGCAGCAGCTACTTCAGCAGATGCAGGTGCTGCTACTTTTAACTACTATATTCCTACTGGCCCTTCTGTAGCTACCGCAGGTCTTGGTTATTCTGCTGCTATATATAATGCTACGCCTCCTACTTCAGTAGGGATAAGTAAAATCTCAACCACAGGGAGTAATGTATTAGTTACTATATCTTGTGATGCCGCTCATAGCGGAACTGCTGGAGACTTTGTAGTATTTAGACCTGCTAATACAAGCGTGACTCCTGCTACAGTAGGTGGTAATTTAATTCTATCTCAGCCGTTTATTGTTAATGGTGCAGGGACAACAGTCAGTGTAGGCGGACCTGAGTTTACTATTGTATCTGTTGCTAGTACTCAACTTATTATATCAACTGATACAGCGGCTAGTGCTACTACTAATATAACAGCCAGTCTTAATATGACCGCATTGATCTATCAGCAGTCTGTTGGTAGAGGATGGAACAGCCCTTCCTCTGTATCTGCTAGTGATATTAGATTAACACTAGCTAACTGGAGTCTTGATAACTGGGGCGAGGATATTGTTGCAAATAGAAAAGGTTCTAACATTTTCTATTTTGATAGTGATGCCAGTACAACACCTTTACACGCTACAACTGTAACAACATCTCCTATCAGTGTCAACTCTATTATTGTTTCTCCTAATGACAGACACCTAATTGCTCTTGGGTCTAATAGTTACACAGCTACGGCAAGCATTAGCGGTCCTTTTGATCCTATGCTTGTTCGTTGGTCAGATCAAGATGACAGAACAAATTGGGTTCCTTCTCTTAGTACTACATCAGGTGAGGTTGTACTAACAGATGGTACAGAAATTGTAGGGGCAGCACGGTCAAAGAATGCTATTAATATTTGGACTGATAATTCATTATGGACTATGAGTTATGCAGGGCCACCATTTATTTTTAATTTTGAACAGGTTGGTTCTAATTGTGGTTTAGTAGGACAACATGCAGGACTAGATTATAATGGTGTTACATACTGGATGGGTAGTGATAACTTCTATTCTTTTGCTGGTCAAGTAGAAACATTAAACTGCACAGTTAGAAGATATATTTTTGAAAATATAAACCAAGACTATACTGATAAAGTATTTGCTGGTATTAACTCTGAGTTTCAGGAAATTATCTGGCTCTATCCTTCACTTAACAGTACTGAGTGTGATAGTTATGTTATCTATTCTCCTGAAGAAGGGTACTGGGTTTATGGGGATATGATCTTTACTACCTTTGCTGATAGAGAAGTGTTTGGTAATACAATTACAACTGGTGCTACAGTTGGCGGTAACTTAGTATATGATAATGAACCGCCTAGTGTCTTTACTGCTAACGGTGAAACACTTACTTCATTTGTAGAGTCAGGTGATTTTGATATTGATGATGGTAATGCTTTGATGTATATGAGCAGACTTATTCCTGATTTTGATTTAAGCGGTGGTAAGATCAAACTAAAACTTATTACTAAACAGTTTCCAGAAAGTACGGAAAAAACTACAAAAGAATTTGATGTGACAGAAACAACTCAAAAAGTTGATTTAAGGTCAAGAGGAAGGCAAGGGGTAGTAAGGGTATCTTGTGATTCAAATAATGCTAGTTGGAGATGGGGATCAATCCGACTGGCAGTCCAAGGTGATGGTGAAAGATAATGGCAAGATACCCTACTTTATTTAAAAGAAGATATTTTAAAGACCCTATTGAAATGTATAGTAGTATTCAAAGATGGGGATCAGTTTTAGTACAAGAGCTAAACTCAAGAGATTTACAAGTTAATAGTAAACCATCTACAAATATTTATACTGTTGTTACAGTAACAGAAATTGGTAGACCACAGAAGGGTGACATAGCATATTCAGCAAGCACTGGTAAGTTTAAAGGATATGTTAGTTTAGGAGTAGAGACATCATGGCAAAATCTGAATTAGGAACACATTTTAGTTTAGTAAACGATAGTACGTATTTTGGTAATCTTAATACGGGACAGTTTATTGATCCTACTCGTCATAACTTAAATGAAAAGAACCAAACATTTGGGAATATAAAGAAAATACAGTATAATAGTAATGATTACTTAGGTTCTCCTGAATCAGATTATGGACAGAACAAATGAATATGCCAGTAGATCAAGCTATGAAGTATAGAAACATGGCTAATGCACAGCCTATGGAAGCCATGAGAGTAGCTCAAGGTGTGCCTAACCCTATGACGGGTATGCCTAATCCAGCGGCTCCTGTGCAAGCTCCTATGGCTCCTCAAGCACCTTCTGGACTGGCTGGTGTGCCTATGAATACACAGGCTCCTATCCCTGTTCCTATTCCTATGTCAGGCAGAGATATGGCAGAGATGGATGTAAAGCAGAATGTAAATGAAATTCTTACAGCTACGCTTCCTGATGGAGACTCACTAGCAGCTAAGGCACTTGAAGTTCTGACTAAAAATTCCGGTGTGGATACTACTGAAGCAGTAGAAACACAGTATAGTTTAGCTGATACTCAAGCAGCCCAGCCGTTTATGGAAATGGCTATGATGGAAGATACTGATCCTATGGAATTTAATGCTAGGTATGGTGGTGGTATTATGGGACTGAAGGCTGGTGGAGAGTTCTCAGGTAGAGTTGAAGGAGACGGTGGTGGCATGGAAGATAATGTATACATGCCTATTGTTGAACGAGCTATGGGACAGCAAGTAGGTACACTTGACAATCCTAAACAAGTAGGTACACTAGCAGTTAGCCCTTCTGAGTATGTAATTGATAGTCATACAATGGCAGCACTAGGAAATGGTAATGCAGATGAAGGTGCAGATATCATGGATAATGTTGTAAAAGATATTCGTAAAGATGCTTATGGAAATACTAAACAGCCTAATGAAATTAATGGCTTGGCTTCCTTAACATCTTCAATAAATGAGAGGACATAACGATGGGTTTCCTATCTTCACTATTTGGTAGTTCTAAGAGTCAACCGCAGACTACTATGGTTCAACAGACACAAAAGCTACCTGAAGAGATTGCGCCAAAGGTTGCAGAAATTGCCGATGAGGCAAAACGACTTTACGATGAGCGTGTTGCTGAAGGCTATGTTCCTTATGAAGGTGCAACTATTGCTCCGTTTACTCAACAGGAACTAGATGCTCAAGCAGGTATTGAAGGTCTTGTAGGTTTATCAGCGCCTATTCAGCAAGAAGCTCTAGGTATTACACGCCAACAGGGTGAAAAGTTTACGGCTGATACTGCACAACAGTATATGAATCCTTATCAGCAAGCTGTTATTGATGTTGAAAAACGTAAAGCTCAAGAAGATTTTGAAACTAGAATCTTACCTCAGTTTGAAAAGCAAGCAGTAAGTGCTGGTGGTATGAGTGGTCTTGGTTCTAGGGCTGGTGTACAGGCTGCATTACTTGGCGAAGCTCAAGGCCAACGTCTTGGAGATATTCAATCTAAAGGCTTACAGCAAGCTTTTCTTCAGGGTCGTCAAGAATTTAATGCTCAAAAAGCTAGAGAACGAGGACAAGCTCAAGATTTAGCTAAGGCGGGACCAGCTATGTTTGCTTCTGGTTTAGCAGAGCAGGGTGCTTTAGCAGGCGTTGGCGAACAACGTAGAGGACTAGCACAGGAAGCTTTAGATGAGGCTTACTTTAGATTTCTTGAGCAGCGTGGTGAACCACAGGCTGCATTAGCAGAGTATTCTGGTACTGTATATGCTAATCCTTTAAATACTATTCCTTCCATGAATAGGCAGACTACTGCTCCGGGGCAGCAAGGTCCGAGTACGGGATCACAGTTACTGGGCCTTGGTCTACAGGCTGCTAGTATGTACTATGGTGGTGGTTTTGGAGGAATGGGCGCTGGTGTGACTAGAGCCGAGGGCGGTCGTTTAAATGATGGTCTGTCTGGTGTGGTTTATAGGAAAGAATCAGGACAGATAATTGGAGAAGAAGAAAAAAGAATTACTCAAGATAGAAATTCAGAAAACATATCGTTAGCTTTGGCGCAACTAGCAACAGAGTTAAGGGCAACAAAGGAACCTGATGATATTGCTAGAGCAGAGCAAATTGAAAGAGACGGACCGCAACGCAGTAAATTAGAATATCCAGACGCACGGGGCAAAAGAACTGGTAAAAATTATATGTTACAAGATAATTTAAGTCCGTCTGCTAGACAAGCTGGTGTTTTAGGATTAATAGATCAATCTTCTAGTATTAAGAATCCTGTGCCTACTGCTGCTGTTGATGAAGATATTAGTAGAGGAGTTGTTTCTCCTAATCTAGAAGTTGGGGGTCTCATGGCTCCAGAAACTGTAAAATCTAGAACTCCTTCTTCTCCTCCTGCTGCTCCTCCTAATGAAAAACCATATGATGTAGGAACAGATATTCTTAGACGACTAGCTGGTATGGATGACAGAGTTGCTAGTGAAGTTGCTGCTGCAAGAGCAGAAGATTTAACATATAGAACAGAGCGTAATAGACTTATGAAAGAGCAGCGTACTGCTGAGTCAGATGCATTTAATACATTATCTGATAGCCAGACTAAACGACTTGCTGATGAAATGCTTAGACGTAGAGAAGAAATTACTGGTCGTGATGGCAACATAACTTTGTCTAAGGCTTTTGGTGTAGCTGCTAAATCATTCAGTGATCCTAATTTAAGTATTGTCCAGCAAATTTCTGGTGCTATGGGTGGTATGACTGAGACAGTGGTTGCTGAAAGACTGTTGCAAAGAGAACAGCTTAGTGAACTTGATAAAGAAGAGTTTGATAAAGAGACTTTAATTATTGATAGAAAACTAGAAAGAAATCTAGAGACTCTGCAAAAAAATAATGCACAGGATTTATCTATTCTTAACCTAGACCGTGCTGGACAAAAAGAACTTGCTGCTCTTCCTGCACAGAAAAGAAAAGACATACTTGCAAATGCAGCTTCTCTTGCTAGTATTTTTGACGATCTGCTTCCTGATGCTGATAGTACTAAAGCTTTTGATATTACTGCAACAAGAGAAGATTTAAGAGGCGCTATTGCACAAAAGTTTGGATTTACATTTGATAGACAAACAGGAACGGTAACAAAAAATGGTAATCCTTTACAAGGAGCCGATGCTAGAAAAATGTCTAATCTTTCAGAGTATGCTATTAAAATACTAAATAATAGATATCAAGCAAACCCAACTGCACAAGGCAGTTCTGCTGCTTATGTTGAGGCACAGGAAATGGCCGAAGCAGCAAGAAAAAGAATGGACGCACTTGGCAAGGATGCTACTGAGGAACGATTAGAAACAGCAATGCGTGGCAGTACTGCACCGGCTGCTACTCCAGAAAGTATGTTAAAAAAGCTTTTAGCTGATCCTAAATTTGATAATGATAGAGTAGAAAGAGATTTTGTTTCTAAGTTTGGTCAAGCGGCTTTTGACAAAGCCTCTCAATAGTAAAGGAATTATTTAGTGGCTGAAAATCTTTTTGATAGTTTAGAATCTAAACCTACAACAAATCTTTTTGACAGTTTAGAAACTAAACCTATTAGTAGTTTAGAATCTAAACCTACAACAAATCTTTTTGATAATTTAGAATCTAAACCTACAACAAATCTTTTTGATAATTTAGCAGAACCTATTCCTAGTCCTATGGAACAGGCAGCAGCAGAAGGCCCACAACCTACTGATGCAACATTTACTATGGATAGTCTTGATACTAATAAAGCATGGCTTGATTCTGCCAGAAAGATTTATCAAAGTGAAAAGGGTCCAATACCTATTGAAATGCAGCGTGACCCAGCTAAACTTGCTCAGTGGCTAAAGGAAAGACATTCTGAGATTGGTTGGAGTCTTGCTAATGTAGCTGGTAAAGGTATAGCTGAAACTGCTTTAACTACATTTGATATGAAGGATGATGCCAAACAAGCATGGATTGACTCACTTGATATGTATGAAAAGACTGACAGTGATTGGGGTTCAAGAGCGCGTGCCGCTAAACAAATAGCACTTGATCCTACTACATGGGGTAGTTTAGTATTTGGTTTTGGTGTGGGTGGCGTAGCCAAAATGGCTGGTCAAAGAGGGGCATCTAAGGTTGCAATTAATTTATTTAAAAAGGAATTAATTAAAAGTCTTACACAGGCAGGGTATCAAAAAGGTGCAGTTAATCGTGCTGTTACCGAAGGCGTGTCTCGTGCTATCCCAGCAGAAATTTTAAAAACACATGCTAAATCTGCTGCCACTAAAGCCGCTGTTAAAAAAGTTGGCAAAGCTGCTGCTACAGGTGCTGGTTATACGGGAGCATTTGATGCTTCTGAACAACAGTTTGGCATGAATATTGATGATAGCAAAGACTTTAACTACGAACAATTTGCAGCTATGACAGGGCTAGGCGCTGTTGCTGGTGTCGGTTTGTCTGGTATTGGTAAGGGTATTAGCAAGCTCAGAGGTAAACAATCTGAACTAGCTAAGTTTGAAGATGACATTGTAGGGCAAGCAGATACTGAAGCAGCTTTTCGTAAGAAAGGATATTTCCGAACTCCTGAAGTTCAGAAAAGATTAGAAGACGCTGAAGAAGCTGCTTTCAAAGACCTTGATACTACTGGTCCTAATGTAGATAGCCGTGGAAAAGTAATTGAAACTATTGGCAATGCAAACACATTCCTTGGTAGGCTGCTGAGAAGTGACGGCGCATTAGCTAAACCTCTTGCAGATGCTGGAGTATCTAGAGAAAATGTTAACGCCCTACAATTCCAAGGTAAGAGATTAGTAAAAGCTTTTAAAAAGGAATACAAGACATTAGGTCAAGCTCAGAAAGATAAAGTTAATAATTATCTGAGCACTGGTGAGGGTGGAGATGAATTTTCAGAAGGCTTCCGAAAAGCTGTAGATGAAATTAGAGAATATATTCCTGCAAATGAAGAATTATTTAATACAGCAGCAGGGCTTAAAGGAAAGAACAAGTTAGGTTTTGGTCACAAGGATGGAGAAGTTTATTTTACTACATTCTATGAGGCAGAAAATAATCCTGCATATTTAAACCAGATAAAAAAGGCTGTTGCTGGTAACAGAGCTACATGGTCTAAGGGTACAAGCGACGTAATAGCCAGTAGAGTTACAAACATGAGAAAGCTATTAGACAAGCAGGGCATTACTGAAGCTGGAGATCAGAACGAAACTATTGTAGCTATGGTTAAAAGTCTTGCCAAGAGAGATGGTGATTTATTTACTGATGCTGCTGTACGATTATCTGAAAGTGTTCCCAATAGGCCAGCAGTTAAATCTCTACTTAAAAAGAAAGTTCTTGACAAAGAAGTAAAAGAACTCTTAGGTGAGGTAGACGATCCTCTGAAGAAAATAGAAAAAACTTTTGATACTCAACAAAGACTTATTGGTCAGGCTCAGTACTTAGCTGATGTAGATAAATATGCTAGAAAAGTTATGGAAGGTGATGGCCTCGTTGTTATGGGTGGTTTATTTCCAAAGCTTCCTACACGTATTGAAAAGATAGAAAGAAAAAAACTTATAGCAAAAAAAGTAGATGTTTTAGACGCTGACGGTAATCAAGTAAAATATAAAAGTGGTCCTCGCAAAGGACAGAATAAGAAAAAAACTGAGTACATAAGACCTGAAAGTAACATAGATAATTTTGTAAGAGAAAATCTTGGTAATAGAGCAAACAATGCTCGTGTCTTACAGGGTATGTATATGAGCGACAACATGGCTGAATACATTCGTAACGGTGTAAACTTGTTTGATTCTAGTAAGCAAGCTAATAAGTTCATGGCTCCTGTGCAAAACCTTGCTGCGCTTGGTCAGGCATCACAAACTATTTTTGACATCCCAGCCTATGCTTTAAATACCATAGGCGCTATAACTATGACCGCTGCTAACGGACACATCTTAAATCCTTTTGTTTATAAGGCAGCTAGAGAAGCGGTTAAGACTACTATAGAACAAATAAAATTAAATAATCCTGCTGCTATTACAAAATTAGAAATGCTCAAAAGATCAGGGCTTATTGACTCTGATCTTTCAGCAGAAATGATTGTAAGAAATGTTAATCAATCGCTTACTAATCCTAAGAATATTATAACTACTGGCTATAGAAAAGGTATTGAAAAAGCTGGTAAGGCTTATGGTCTACCTGATACCTATGCTAAGTTATTGTCTTTTGAAAGTGAACTTAATTCTGTAAAGAAAATGTTTCCTGATTTAAATACTGCGGCATTAGAAAAGTTAGCTATTGATAGGGTTAGGGCAACCATACCTACATACAATGCAGCGGCTCCTCTTGCTCGTCAGCTATCTCGTTTGCCTATTGGTACATATGCTTTGTTCCCCTCTGAGATTGTACGAACAACAAAGAATGTTATTAAGCTGGGTGTTACTGATGTCAGGGATGGTATTAAAAATAAGAATGCTGCACAGATTAGAGCAGGGTTAAACCGCCTAGCTGCTTTTGGAGCAGTAACTGCTGGTACAGAAGCTATGATTAATAACTCTAATGAGAACTTAGGTATTGATAAAGAAACTGCCTTTGGTCTTGAGCAAGTAATGGCTCCTTGGTATAAAAATACTGTGCGTCAGCACAACACTGCTCTTGTAGAAAACGAAGACGGTGAAATTATTACTAACTTTAGAAACTCTTCCCAGTATGATGCTTATGATTTTGCAAAGCAACCCATCAGAGTTATAATGGGAAGCCTTCTGGGCGGTAAAGAACTAACTGATACAGAAGTAGAAGAGTCTTTATCTGGTCTTGCTGGTGCTGCTGTTGGTCCTTATACCAATCCAAAGTTTTTAACACAAGCTTTGTTAAATATTATAGATGGGGATACTAAAGATCAAGGAGGTATTTATTCTGGTGCAGTTGGTGAGCAAGGGCTGTCCTTAGAAAATACACAACGAGCTTTGTTAGAATTAGCTGAGTCTTTTGAACCCGGAACTACACAGATTATTAGACAATACTGGGCGTCTCTTAAAGCTGAAGAGAAAGCTGAAGAAGTAAAATTAGCTGCCAGAACCTCTAAAGGATTTCCACTTGAACGTAAAGATATTGAGTGGCATATGGGGACAGGCATTAAACCTCAGACTATGAATGTTGATAAGTCTATTGGTTATACTTTATCTCAAGATGTAAAAGCAATTCAGCAAACTGGTAATGAATTTGTAAGTTATTTAAGGGACTTGCCTAGCGAAGTTTATACTTCAGAACGCCGTCAAGATATCTTAGATAAGTATAGATATTATCAAGACTTAAAGTATAAAGGTATGCAAGACCTTGCTGGTAAAATAGATCGCATTAAACAAATAAAATACACTGATGCAAAAGGACAAGATAAAACTATTGATGGTACTAAACTTTATAGAATTATAAGTGATGATGGCTGGTATGATGTTAAGGATGATATTATTTATGCTGGATATGCTGGCAATCCGCTTGATATTGTTGGCAATAGCTCATCTAAGGAAGGTGCCTTTATGCCTGATAATCCAGCCGATGAGGTTATAAATCAATATATAAGAAGCAAAAGTTTACCTATAGAATTAGTTAATGATTTGTATAACATATATCAAGAGTATGCTGGTATATCTTTAAGACCTCAAGCAGAAAAAAATTAAGGAGTAAATATAATGCCTAGCGATCCCACTATGATTTGGAATGCAATACTAAGTATAGCCGGTGGTTCCTTTGTATGGTGGGTGCGCGGCATTAGCCAACAGGTACAAGAAACTAAGAGGCGTATTGCCGACACACGAGAAGAGGTTGCCAAGACCTATGCGACTAAGGCAGACGTAGAGAAAGACCTTGGTAAAATTATGGATAGGTTTGATAGACTAGACGCTAAGTTAGATTCATTTTTAGTAAAGGTAAAATAATGTTAGAGAATTTGTTTTTCACAAGAAAAGAAATGTCCTGTCACGGCACAGGTGAATGTGAAATGGACGATAGCTTCATGGAGAAGTTAATAGCAGTCCGTAAAAAGTTTAATACCCCTATGATTATCAATTCAGGTTACCGACATATAGCCCATAACTCTGCTATTAACGGTGCGCCTAAGTCACCACATATTTATGGTCGAGCAGTTGACGTAGCTGTGTCAGGTAAAGATGCTTACCGTCTGATTCGTATTGCAATGGAGATGGGTATGACAGGTATCGGTGTAGCTCAGAGAGGGCCAATCGAAAGAAGGTTCATTCATCTAGACGATATGAGCGGTGAAGACCACCCTCGGCCTTGGGTGTGGAGTTATAAGTAAAGGAAATAGCGATATCAACGCTAAGGGGGTAGAGAGCGCCGTACAGAGCATGTAGCTTGTTTAGGCTAGGTTACCTACCCAACGCTCTCCAACGGCTCTCCTGACGCATCCTCGGCAGCGTTTTCTTTTAAATCTTCTGCTTCAAAGAACAAATCTGCATAATCTGTCCTAGATAGCAGGTCAATTAGTTTTTCTTGCCCTAATACGTTAAGGCATTTTATAATCGCAGCTTCTAGTGCTTCTCGGTCTTTCGGTACGCCTGTATCTGAGTTAGCTCCACGTACTCTACCTAGTAATTCAAGTGCTTTGATGGCGCTATTAGTGTGTCCATTAGTGGCAGCATATGAGTACTGCTTTTCAATTTCTTCAATAACATTAACATTAGTTTCTAGTTCATTCTCTAATGTATGAACTCGTTCTACAACCTCGTCTAGCTGTAGCAGTCGATAGCCTTGGTTATAGGCTGACTTATCCGAATACCCTGCGGCCTTAGCTGCCTCAGTTGCATTGCGGTGCAGCACATAAGCCTGTGCAAACTTCTCTTGCTTTTCGTTTAAGGCCATGATTAATTTTTCATGTTGTTACGAGCAACACCTTTCCACTTCTCTGCTGTACGCATCCCACCAAGACCGAGAAGGGAAAGAAGCAAAGTCATCAGAGCTTGTGTGTCTAATGTAGGAAGAATAATAATAGGATACCAGATAGCTAGTCCCCAACTTACAATAGGGGCAACAATAAACTGCCATGATAGTGCAAAGCAACAGACCCACATGATAGCTGGTCTAGCTCCGCTTACAAAGACAGATGGATGCTTGGCCTGTTCGATGTTAGCCTGTGCCTGAGCCATGTCTAGTGTGATAAGCTGAGACTTTAATTCAGACTCTAGCTTAACCCGCAGGTCTTTGTCTTCAACAAACTTATCAAGGACTTTACCCGCCACTCCTATAATTGAATCTACAATCATTATGATCTCCTACTTGTGTTTAAGTTTTGTAACTTGTGGATACATCTCTAGCTTATAACCATCCATAATTAATTTGTCAGTTTCTTTATCTACAGTATCGAAGAACAAATATATTTTTAATTCAGGATATTTAAAAGACATGTCAGCAAAGAAGTTTAACCATGACTGAGGTTCAAAGACAGAGATATGTACGTTAGTTCCGTCAGCAAACTTCTTTAGCGCAGGGACACACGCAATATTAAAGAACACCATCTTACCTGCATAGGATAGAATTTCATCCACTACCCACTTCAAGTCTGTCTCTGGAATATGTTCCAACACATCAGTACAAATTACTGCATCAAAGTTACCCTTCTCCCAAGGATCAGGCAGCGCATTATGCTGCTCATATGCTGGGTCGTACAGTCTGAAAGAATCTAAATTCCAAAGTTCTCCAAGGGGCTTATCTATTTCATCAGATAGTTCTTTAAAGTCATCGCCGTAAAGAACACCCTTACCAGCACCATAGTCTAGCAAACTAATGCAGTCGTTCTTTTCTAGATAGCTTCCAATAATATCTACAAATTTTAATAGGCTCTTACCGTTAAACATTCCTTTAGCTGCTGAGTGCATCTCCTTATATTCTGAAAGAAGCTCATGGTACTTTTCAGATGCGTTGTGCTTATGAGTATGGGACGACTCATAATCAATCTCTCTGTCTGGAACATGTCCCCATTTAGAAAGCTTGGTTTTTTCCCAGCTATTATCAGTCATTGTAGTAATCCTTAAATTGAGGGCGCTTGTCCCTACTGTTATTTATTTTCCAAAGATCAGCAACCATTGTATTTTCTCCGTGGAAATCTAACACACCTTCCATGCCTTGATCTGAAAAGACTTTCTCGCAATCTTGTGCCATAGCTAGAAGCTCACCTGTAGTCCAATAAGTTTTATCTTCTACATTAACTTCAATGTACTTAGGCTTAGGAACTTCTCCTCCTTCTACATCACCCGTAGTCTCTGTTTTTTCTTCTTTCGTAGGCTCTTCTCTACAACAATCAAAGCCCCATAGATGAATATTTCTAACACCCATTGTATGGAAGACGCCAATAGCTCTCATGGCTGCACACGTACCGCCAGTAATAAGCGTAGCTCCTTGAGGGATGCCAAGGTTATCTTCTACCTTAACCTGCTGATTAACAATTTCTTTACCCTGCTCTTCTTCTTGACGAAGGGAATCAGTATAGGCATGCCAACCATAGATAGAAGCCTTGTTCTCAATCAAGTGCTCAGTAACAGAAGGATCAGTCATAGAGGCAACAAAGAATCTTGTAGTAGGATCAACGGTTGCAAACAAGTCTTTACGAATAATGTTGTGTGTACTCTTACCTGTAATAGGTCGAGGGTCTAAGACAACACAACCCCAAGGCTTGATACCTTGAGCAAGTAGCTGTGGATACGCGTGTTTAACTGTAAGTAATTTAGCATGTGGGTTATCACTGATAAATTTTTTCAGTGCATCGTAGTCGATGTACGGCCCAGCAGAAACAATAATACCCATTTCTTTATTGGCAGGATGTTTAGTTACCCACTTCTTATCTCCAATAAGTTTCATATTGGTTTGGATATTATTTGTAATGTACTCTCTAGGAACCGAGTCTCTTGGATGTACAATAATAGGCACACGTTTCAATGTGTCTGGAACTTCTTCCAAGTCTAAATCGCTTAGAACAACCGCAAGATGTGTATGTCCACCATCAACTACCTTATCTCCAGAAGGTAAGATGTATTTTCTAACTACACTCTTCTCGTCAAAGACAGTCCACCCATCTTCTACCGCAGGTTTTTCTTCTAATTTCTGTATGGCAATACCATCAAAAACTTTTTTAACACCCTGAGCTTCTTCCTGTGGAATATTGTCGTCGTCATCCTTTGTAAAGTAATGATCCATGACAACAACTGGAACATCTTTTAAAAACTCATACTCAATCTCTACGGTTTCTTTACTGTTGCCGCTGCCAATTAAAGCAAAGTCTACAGACTCTAATTGATGTGGATATTTTTTAAGATTATCTAGCTTATAGTGTTTGGCTAGGCTCTCTCTTACATTTCCTTTTACTATTTCAAAAGAGAAATCTTTCTTCTCTTTCTCTTTCATGTGTTCCTTAAACTCGTCAAGCCTAGCTGAGACAGCCTTCTCTGTGTTGTGTGGCTTGGCATTAAATTCTAAAGCATCTGTGGCTGACGTAGCATCTTCAAACAAATCAAAGCCAACATAATGTACACTGTCTGTATTTTCAAACGCTGCCAGAGCCATCTCAACAGCCCGACCTGCATTCCATGTGCCTGTCTCTAGCAGAGTGCTTGGCTTGTAGTGCCTGATTAAGTCAGCAAGCTGGCGATACCTGTTGGGTAGAATGTCTGGAGATGTTTCGGTATCAGACAGTTGAATAAGCCTGTTGCCTTCTTTGTCTCTAAGGGAAGCATTCTTCTTATCTCTGAGACAAGCAAATAAATCATTAACATAGGAAGACTTACTAGAAATTTCATGTACCCTCATGCCATGAGCTACGTAAATGGTACGAAGCCTATTTAAAATAAAGCTGTCATGCCACTCACGATAGTTCAAAAACTCTCCAGAAATAAACGCTCCTCTAAAATCTCCAAGCAAGTCTACTGCTGTCTGTCTAGAAAGATTGTAAGCAGCAAAATGACCTGAGTCATCAAGACATACCATATCAATCTTTTCTTTCCCATCAGGAAATAGTTTATCTAGTTCTGCTACTGTAATCTTTTTCTGTGAGATTACGTCAGGGTCTAACCAGACCATCCATGCATCAACATTATTAAATGCACACTCTGTCATAGCTAAGACACGAGGCATAAACTTATGTGGGTCTAGGATATCCTGATATGGAATCTGTCCTCCCTCAGTACCGTTATGTTCTGCGTACTCACTGGAAAAATTAACATAGTCCTCTAGCTTATCCAGAGCATGGTAAAAAATATTCGACCCTTGAGGTAGACTATGCTTAGTAATATCCATATCATAGTGATATAAATGAAACTCAATATCTCGTGACCAAGAATCTTTAAATTGATTTAGAACTATGTTTCCTGTTTGATTTAGAATGTCTTCGTTAAAACAAGTTACAACTTTATATTTCATTAGTCAGTCCATGTAAAAGTAAATAAGAATAATCCATATTCCACTCGGAGGCATACTGTGCATCCATAGTTCTCTGACAATTCCAATCCTTAAACCAAGGACCACCAGTTGTGAAGTGAACATTTTTAGCATTAAGGTTTACATCTGAATGTCCATCAAGCCAGTTCCAGTCCTCTGTGATCTTGCCAATGTCAGATGCTTTATCAGAAAGCCAGCCAAACTTATGTAGCCAAGACCCACTGTTTGAATTGATCTCATTAATTGTTAGCTTCTGATGTGCTGGGTGAGCACAGTTCCATAGTACAAAGCTAGACCAGTTCTTTCTAAAATAATTTTCTTGTAGCTTACCATCCATCTTAACTGTTTCTGTAGGAGCATAATCATGCTGCACACAAAACAAAGGATAAAAATCTGAGTACTCCTGAGTAGTATACTCTTCAAACAAATCATTAATGTCTGTCCGCATATACATATCACAGTCCATATATAAAGCCCAGCCCTCGTACATATTAAGTGCTGGCACAAGGAACCTAGTAAAACTAAAATCAGTAGAGAAAGGGCGACCATCTTTCAGGTCAATGAACTGATCGTCTACAATATCAAACTGTCTGTAGTATAGACCCATGCGCTCAACAGTGGGGCGTTTAATGGGTATAATTCGTACAGCTTTAGATGCGGTACGTTCGATAGCAAACTTACATACATCATAGGCTGTTTGTTCGCGTGGATCGTATCCTATGTATACAGTAAATGGTAATTCTTTAGACATATAAATAGTTGTAGAGAGGAAGCTACAACCCCCTCTCTACATCCTTTCCTTAGTTAATTTTAATAGTCTTGGGTTGCTTTTCTTTTGGAACTTCTCTTTGAAGAGACAAAGTTAAAATACCATTCATGAGTTTAGAATCAACAACTTCCATATGCTCACTCATCTTAAACCTTTTATAAAAATCTCTTTCTGCAATACCGTTGTATAAGTTTTCAGTTTTATTTTTTGTATCTCTGCTACCTTTGACAGAAACCAAACCATCTTCAGAGGTAATTGATAATTCCTCTTTAGTAAATCCTGCTACAGCAAGACTTAATTTAAAATTATTTTCGTCAATCTTGGTAATGTTATGTGGTGGATAGTTGCTACTAAACTGATCTTTGATATTTTCCAGTTCCTGAAATAAAGAATCAAACCCAATTGCATAGTTACTTAATACTGTTCTTGTAATATTTGGCATAATATTTTTCTCCTTTGGCGAGTTAGTGAAGCCCTGTTTTAGCAGCTTCATATATATTATATAGTATTTTTATTTATAGTGCAAGTCTTTTTTACACTCCACAAACCCCACCGCTCCCACTAATGTCGCAGATGTCATGTGTCTGTACGTTGTCTTCAAATTCTTCGCCCAGCTTTACAACTGCTTCCGCATAAGGAACAGCAGTCAAAGGCTGACCACCACGGCACCCGTCAGGGAAGCAAGTGAAGCCACGTAGTCTGTGAGCATACTTAGCCAACGTCTGTGCAAAGTCTTCTACACCATCTTCATTGTTGTTAGGTGTTCCCCATGCAGGAAGATTGATAGTGCTAGAAATAGACATATCTACATACTCCTGCACGTTAGCTTGGAAACTTAGTCGTCGTTCGTAGTCAGTGGCAAGATCAATTGCTGATTCAATTTTCTCTGGCTTAGTATCATAGAGATCAATCATCTCTTGAGCGGCACTGTCTACCACATACTGGTAGTGCCACTTCTTTGACTTGAGGTAGCGTCGTTTGTATGCCACTGCAAATATAGGCTCAACACCTGTGGAAGTTCCAGCCAGAATACCGATTGTTCCAGTAGGCGCAACCGCTCTAACCGCTGCTGGTCGTGAAACAGAAAGTGTTTTTGAAAAGTCTCTGGCAATTCTGTCGGACTCTGCCTCGTAAACTTTAAGCCAGCGATGCAGTTCTGGGGTAGTCTCGTACCTATGTCCTCGTTGGATAAGCCATTCGTGAAGCCCCATGAGTCCCAAGCCAAGCCGCCTGTTTTTCTCACGGACAGTTTTAATCTTATCATAAGGTAGCTGTGCTCGTAATGTTCCACACAAGAGAAACTTGGTTGCGAGTTGAACAACATCTTTGAGTTGGCCGAGGTCATCAATCCTAGCAAAATTAAGACTGCCAAGGTTACAGACATCACTGTCGTCTTCGGACGTAACCTCAGTACAAGCATTACGAAGGGTCTCATTTTCTTTCTCAAAGAAGTTAAAACTAAATCCGGGTTCGGCACTTCTAAGAGCCTGTTGCACATTGTACCTAAAGACATCTCCAATTTCTCCTGTCTCCCAGTAATTCAACAACCAATCAGTATCATAATTCACACTGATATTTGTCATATCAAGAGGACAAGGGAAGTCAAAGTCATCTTGCTTAACATCGAAATAAGTCTGCCCTGTTTTTCCTACAGGCATGTCATTCCAGTTCTTAGCATTAAGGAATTGCATGATGTCTGGATGCTGATGGTTAAGCGAAGCATAGATAGCACTACGTCTGCTACCACCCTGCATAACCCTGCGGCCAATCTCGTTAATCATCTGCATCTTAGGGATAGGACCACTAGCTGTCCCACCTGTGCCTTTAAGGACCGCCCCTTCTCCACGATAGACAGAGTAATCAATACCAATACCACCACCTGTCATCAAGCATGACTCAGACTTCCAAGACAGGTCAGCCCAATCTTCTCTGGTATCTTTTTCTGCTCGAAGAAGGTAACAATTATTAAAGAATTTCTTTTCGCGTCCTGCATAGTATAAATATCTACCACCCGGAAGGAAGCGGAGGTTAGACATGTGGTCAATCAGTTCGTCCTTCTCGTCACGAGTTAGATAGCTCTGACATACATCTTCAACCAGAGTACATGCCAGTTCGTGCATAGTTTCTGCACCTGTGTGTGAGTATTTAGTATTGAAAATATCTTCACTGAACTTAGACCTGAACTGTGGATTTCTATTTGATTTAAACATACACTTCCCCTTCGTACTTCTATTTATTGTAATACAATTCTAAGATTAACTCTGCATAGTGGATAGCTTTCTTAATGTCTTTCTCCCCTTCTCCTTTGGCACGATGGCGTGTGATATACTTTACTACATTACCCTCAAAATAGTCAAGGCTATTAGCATGAATATATTCTACTGGCTGGATGCCGCAGTCTTTGTAGTGATTGCCTCCAACCTGCTTGGTCAGAGTGTTGTTGGTGTCTTCTTTATAACGTCTTAGATAGTACTCTTCTGATCCTTCTCTAGAGGAGCGTGTTGATCCTTCTTCTGACATTCTCTTGATCTCCTGTTTCGATTACCTTCAAAGCAAAGCTCCTTACCTTGTGAGGTTCAAGCCCTGCATGGGTACAGATTATTTCAAAGTCTTCGCTTGTCACACCAACAGATGCAAAGAACCATGCCTTAGCTTGATCTCTTTCAAGTGTAATACTGCTGGCTTCATAGCTTCGTTTCTCTTTAAACAAATCTAAGAAAGCCTGTAAGATAACAGATACGTATAAAACTTTATGTGGGTCTTTATTTAATTGATCGTATAAAGATTCTAGTAAAGGCTCATTCATCTAAATTAAAATCCTGTACTGGTCTGTAGAACTTACCGCCTACCCAGTTGTTGTAGTAGGCTGGCTCATCTGTACCTTCCAGTGTAGCAGTCAGAACATGCCGTGTTACTTGGTGGTAGCACTCATAATACTTCATGCTTCTTTTATTTTTAAACTCTCCTAGAATTTCAAATCTAAAATTATCTTTACCGTGCTTATCAATGTCTTCCTTGAGGTGACGACTAGAACCTGCATATACTTTCCAGTTGGATTCAGTTTTTTTCTTACCCTTACGGAAAGACCAGTACTGCTTACAGCCTATGTAGGCTTTCTTTGTTTTCTTGTTTGTAATGCAGTAAACAAATCCAAAGTATTTGTGGATGTTGCTGTCCTTATCATACTCCCAGTGCATTTAGTATGCAACCTCTTCAACATCAGGTGTCTTGTTTACTTGGACAAGATGTCTTTTACCCGACGCATATTTAAAAGTACGTAAGCCTTGGCCTTGATTCGCATCTTGCCAACATTCTCTGTTATGGCGGCAATAAACACAACCAATAGGAAGACGCATGTTACCAGACTTACCATCAGGAACAGCAGAGTAGCACCTATCAGGGACCGTGGACGACGGTGCAACCACTTCCTTGAGTTCTTTGATACGTTCAGACGCATTTATCATCTCCATTGAATGTACTTTTGATAGACATATCTCACCAGTTGATTTATCAATGACCAAGAACCCAGCCTCGCTCAATCCATTTGCTTGTGCATAGGCTGAAATCTGTGCGATGTAACCGAAAGGATCGTCGTTCACTAGATCGTTGCGCTTAAACTTATCAAAGCTCCTGCCAGATGCACTCTTACAATCAATAAGGACACCATCAATAAGTGAATCTTGATGTCCCTTAACACCCTCTAAGGTTAGCTCTCGTTGCTGGTCAGTGACTGTATGTCCTGAGACAGTAGCACATAGCAACAACAGTTCTTCTAAGATATATCCGTATAAGAATTTAATTCTTGTGCTTGGTTGAATATGATCTTCAGTTGTTTGGTCTCTTGAGTCATACCATAACTGTCTGTTTGGTTTGCCAATGGCTGATAGCCGTAGACCTCTACGATCCCTTGGAGTTTCGTTCATGAAGTCTTTAACGTGTGTCTTCAACATCTCTCCAAAGGTATCAATGTGCTTGTCTACCTCGGCTTCATCCATATCAATAGGATCAAAAGTAAATAGCTTATAAATATCTTCAACTAAAGTATCAATTGTTTTTGTCATAAAAATTAGAGGGACACCTAAATTAATAGATGCCCCTCTTCTCCTTTTAAATTACGAAGCTAGGGGGAAGTCTACTGCTTCGTTACTCGTGTACCCATCAGGGACCACATCAAAGTCAGGACCGCTGCTTGCATACTCAACAAGCTCACGTACCTGCAAGGAGTCAAGGTATCCCTTAACACCTTCTTTACCACCAAAGGTCCATGCTTTAGCAAAAGCTTTTGCACATACCTTTGAACCATTACCAATCAAGGTATTGGCAGGGAAAGAATTACGTTGTGCATCCACTACTCGAATGCTACGGGGATCACCATTGTAGTTAGTGGTAAACTGTTTCAGCGTAACAAAATTACCACGCTTATCATCTGGCTTCTGTGCTGATACATTCTTAACAGATAGTCCTGCATCCTGTGCAATCTTCAGATTTTCTGGGTCAAGATTACAAATGTCAATCGTGTACTCAGGCTTCTCAGGGTTGATCGTGTTAGGCTCAAACACCTTTGCCCAGTAAGCTTCACCAGTAATAAAAATAGGGGCTGCATATTCGGTGGTAGTCATTTTAATTTCTCCTAGAGTTTCTATTTAGTTTCCATCTTGTCTACTACACAAGAACAAACATTATAACATAAGGTTGATATGAAATCAACACTTCCTTGTACTTTATTTTTACATCATACTCTCTTTAAGTAGGCTTGTCAACTTATTAATGGGTCTCTGCCCATGTTTTTCCTACTTTATATTCTGAATCTAAGGGGCAGATAACTCCTAGTATTTTCTCAGTGTCCAGAATAGCTTGCTTGGTTATCTCACAAAACTGAGGAGTATCTTCTATGCTAACTTCAAACTGATACTCATCGTGAATAGAACCTACAAGCTTGGCATTTAGTTTCATCTCATTGATTTGCTTTGTCATCTGAACCAACCATTCCTTACAGATGATTGCTCCTGCACCTTGCAACAAGGTATTGAGCGCAGCATGTTCAGACCGTATCTGCAACCACCTACCATCTAATCCTTTGATGGACCCTTGGGTTGCAGCTTCAGTGACTTGTGTACGAAGTCTTTTCAGAGCTGGCATGTTGCTTAGAAACCTTTCTATAAGCTCTCTGCCCTGTGCCGCTCCACCTCCAACAACCTTACCAATCTTAGCAGGACCAGCACCATAGAGAAAGGCATAGATAAAAGTCTTTGCCTGATCTCTGTTGGTGAGACCTGCCATCTTCATGTTGGCTGTGTGTACATCTCCATTAACTACTTCATGTATATACTCCTTGTCTTTCATGTAATGTGCAAGGCACCGTAGCTCTAGACCAGAAGCATCAGTACCAATTAAATTATAATTGTCTGGATCAGAGATGGTCCATAGTGATCTGAACTCTTTACCATAAGGACTGTACGAGGCTGGGACTTGTGCCATGTTAGGACTATTGTGAGCCATACGGCCCGTGATAGTCTTCAGTGTCATTACCCTGCCTCGTACCTTGTCGTCATCGTGACACTCTTTGATCCACGATTTAAGCATACCTGTTCTTTTCTGTAGCAAGAAAAACCTACTGAACATCTGAGCTTCTGGCATCTTAATGTGGCTTAGAGTTTCTTCATTGACAATAACATTACCTTTGTCTGTATGCTTAGTAGGCTTCCAGCCTTTAGCCATCAGGCGTTCTGCTATCTGCTTACGAGAAGCAATGTTGAAGGGTATGTATTTAATCTTTGTCTTTAGCTGTAGTTCTTTAGGCGGGAACATCTCAGTTGCTGTAGCCACTAAGCCTTCCTCTTCTTCTTGTAACTCAGATAGCAGCATCATGGCTCCACGAAGGTTAAGAGTAAAACCATTCTTCTCTTGCTGATCTACGATAGCTCTAACACAATTTTCTAAGCGTATGCTTTTTGTAGAAAACTTTACTCCCTCCTTGTCTAGCTGTTGTGCTACCTTGTGTGTAAGCCTAACGTCCTGCTTACAATACTCTAGCATCTCTGGCGTGTAACAATCAAACTCTTTGAACTCTATCTTAATATCACTCAGTCTCTCGCCCCATGCCTTGAGGGAATGTCCTCCTTCTCTGACAGGGTTAAACAACTGTGATTCAATGAGGGTGTCACGAATCTGTCGTAGCTGTATTGTAGAACCTATCAGTCTGTTTAAGACAGGTGCATCAAAGCTAATGCCATTGTGCATTATAAATTGTTCTACATTCTTAGCCCACGAAACAAACTCGTGACACTCCTCACCTACCCACGACCACTCAGTACCGTTGTCGTAGTCTCTTGCTACGATGCAGTGGATAACTGTAGCATCAATAGCATCTGTTTCTATGTCTACAATAGCTCTCATATTTAGAAAGGAATATCTTGATCATCTTCATTATCAACAAAAGGATTGTCAATCTGTGTCATACGTCCTGTCTCACTGTCGTAATGGAGATGTGTCGATACTCCTGTGTCTCCTGTGTAACGGTTCTTCAAGATGCGTAGTGTAGTTGTGTTGGCTTCTACCTCATCGGTAGCCTGTTGGTTACGCTCCAATGCTATCACACTATCACTGAGATGTGCAATAGATGCTGACCCACGAAGATGTGACAGGCTTACCTCGCGACCATCCTCATGGCCCTTGTCGCCTGATGGACGGCGTAGGTGGCTGACAAGTAGCAAGCCAATGCCTGTCTCCTCAACAAGAGAACGTAGCTTAGTCATAAGGATATCAATAGACTTACGCTCATCACCCTTATCTTCCTGTCCTGATACAAGGATGGACAGATGATCGAGGAAAATCCATTTACAATCAAGAGCCTTTGCCATGTAACGAACACGGTCTAGTATCTCGTCGTTAGAGATAGAACCAAAGTGATCGAAGGCAAAGAACCTACCAGTACCTACTGTCTTCTCCTGCCAATCATTCAACTGTTCTTGTGTGAACTGGTCCCTGATCTCTTTGATATACAATCTTGCGTTAGCTTCCACTGACATAAGATTGAATGCAGTGTTACGTACACTTTCTTCTAGTGCTAGTACACCAATGTTGTACTTAGTAGTACACATAATATGATGCATAAGTTCTCGAATGATACTACTCTTACCCATACCAGCACCACTCGTAAACGTAACTAGTTCACCTGTACGCATACCGTATGTCTTCTCGTTGAGCTTAGACCAAGGGTATTGGACTGATTCAAAGTATGCTTCGTCATACAACGAAGAACCTAGCTCATTAAGATTTAGGATACCTGCTGGTGTATAGGACTTAGCGTTCCACCACATCTCAACAAACTGCTGACGCTGACCTGTCTTCAGGTACTCATTAGCATCCTTCATGGCAAGATGGACAATCTTACATTTGTTAGGCTCAAACAGTTGGCCTACCTTCTGTGCTGCTTCGCGTCCTTCCTTGTCATTGTCAAAGCACAGAACAATGTTATCAAACATGTTAAGGAAATCAAATGATTCCTTACAGTTCTTTACTGCTGCACCAGCACCGTTCTTGAGAGAGACAACGGGCCACTTGGAACCCAGTATCTCATAAGCTGACATAGCATCAAGCTCACCCTCACAGACAGTGACATACTTGCCCTTGCGAGGGAATAGATGCTGACCAAACAAACCTGCATCGGAGAGGTTGCCCTCCGACCAGAACTTCTTACCTTCAACGCCTCTGATCTTACGACCAATCAACTCACCGTCTGATCCTCTGTAAGAGTATAGGTGATGGGTAATAGTAGCATTGTTTTTAACAACTGATACACCATAAAGCTTGGCCGTATCAGCAGCAATCTTACGATCACCAAGATCAGAAATAACAGCGTTGTCATACTTATTCAAAGGCTTTGTCTTATCAATAGATACAACTGTATTAGTTTGCATACTTGTTTCCTCATTGGATGGGATAAATTCTTCACATTTGTGACAGTACTGGTGACCATCTGAGTACAAAGAGTTTGCATCAGAAGAGCCACAAGATTTACATGGTAGGTGGTGTACGAAAGTTGCTGTGTCTGTCATAGCTTACTCACTGTTAGATACAATTTCATAGAGTTTCTTATAATCTGTACGTCGCTCTGAGTAGATAGCATAATACAATTTGCTGTAATAGTCAAGAGTTTCTTCGGCTTCGCCTCTTGTTCTGATGTCCTTACTCACTAAAGTATTTGTATTGATATTTCTAACTGCCCATTTTTTTACCATCACATCGCTCCTTGTAAAGCTCTCCATGACACAGGAAATCTTTGTTCGAGTTGCCTATTTATATTCTTAACTACATCCCTTGTCTCCTTCTGCGTATCACTAGCTAGGCGTAGCTTACAAACCCTAGCAAAGGCTGCGATGCTACCACTCCAGTACCATTCAGTATACATACCTTGTGGTAGCACAGCCCTAGCCTGTTCTTCACATACTCCTTGGGAGAGTAAAGATTTGTATGCTTCTGTGGCATGATCTATAGCGTTTTTGTAGATGTTGCTCATAATTTTTGGTGACATTACTAACTCTTCTGATGATCCTTGTTTCTTATCGTCAGCAACTTTACGCCATTCTTCTGTGTACCACATCTCTGGATCATCAGACACATAGCGACGGCTCACCTCGTTCCATACCAACCCTACCTGATGCTTACCAAGTTGTCTAGCTACAAAGATAGGCGCTCTCATGTGGAACTGTGCGGAGCAGTGTCCGAACGGTGTCCAATGATTGTGCTTGGCAAGATAGTTAATTAACTTAGCATCTTTGTCAGAGATTGGTTTACTTTTGGGTGAGCGTTTGTTGAACGATACCCTTGCTGCATTTACAACAGTAACATCACTGCCCATGTGGTCTATAAGTTTAGCCGTCATTCAGTTGTCCTAACATCCATTGTGCAATTTGCATATGTTCTTTTGCTGTTGCGTCATCTTTTAATCGGTTAGCTCTGGCAGATAACCAAGAAACATTTCCTTTTACATATCCTTTATCAGGTACAATGCGATCTAATTGTGCCGCATTGTCAGCATGTTTAGTGGCTAAAAGGTCTAACTTAAGTCCCAGAATAGGACAGGTATCAGTCCAAATAGACTCTAAGTATTCTACTGTTATATTAAAAGGTAATTTGTTTATACGAGAACGGTTTTTAATACGAGAATGTCTCATATTAAAAGGTTTTTCTTTTTTATATTTTTGTTGCGATTCTCTTACACATGTTTTACATTCTGCTTTTCGACGCAGAGGTGAGTAACGTCGATCACCTTTTTTATAATACTCAGTTATTAGTTTATTTTTTTTACATTTGGTACATACTTTTGCTGGAAGTTTTGTAAGTTTGTCGAGCGCGTTAAACAAGTTAAGGTATTCTTCATCAACCATCATTGAAAGTTTCCTCCCATAGATTATCTACAAAGCTTTCCTTGTCCTCCATGATCTCGTCAATCTCTTCCTTGGCAAGCTTCTTAGCTTCCTTGGCTGTGTAGCCTTCGTCACTGTACTGTCTAGTGAGATCACGAAACAAATGGTTACGTTCTTTTTCCCATAGATTTTTTGCCATTACTCTGCCCACTTGCCTCTGTTAATTCCTAGTTGCGCGCTTAGTTTTTTAATTGTCTCTTCTTTATCTTCTATAGCTTTCTTCAAGATAAAAATATACTGCTCCAGCTTTAGAATTTTCTGTGCATCATTCATTGCTTTGCTTTCTTATAAAAGATATGCTCACCCACTGTATCCATAAGCACAAACTCTTTAGACACAGCCCATGATGGCGATACATATACTGCATGATAGTGTGTAGCTCCTAAAGTATTACGTAACATCACACCATCTAATGTTAATTTAACTGCTTTAACAACGTCCTCTAACGCCTTGCTGTTGTTCATACTCTCAGTCTTACCGTCGCACCAATAAGAAAATTGACATTTGTTTCTTACTGGCTTTCCTTCCCAATACATACCTTGTTTAACTACTCCGCATATAGTATTTGGGAAAGATTTATTGTACATTCTTTCTAGAATTACATTAGCTACTGCTAACTTTCCTATTAAAGTTTCTGACCTAGCCTCAAAGTAAACTGCTTCGACTAAGCATGTACGTTCATCTGCTTTTGCAGGACTGATAAGCAAGAGCAGTAACAGGCTGCTTAAAATATATTTAAACATTAATGTATCCTTAAAATTTCAAGGCCATATATATAGTTTCCGAAGAAAGGCTCAAGAATTTCTTGCATGAATTGCTGTGCTTCTAGCATAGTTTCAAATGTTTCTAAGCTATCACCATCCTCCGATACGAGGGGTGTTGTTTCTTCAAGGTCTGGTTTTTCAGGAACCTGTACTATAATGTATGACATGGCTGCTCCTCTGGACATTTTTCTAGGTCAAGGATGGGTAGGTTATAGCAATCAGCACGTACTGTAAAGTTATTGTCTCCATCCGTCTGTCCCTTTTTAAGAAACCGTGCGTCTTCTATATATTTTTTCTTATCGTAGTGTCCCAGTACCCAGCATTTTTTGTTGTCATAGGATACACGGGTAAAGATATAGACATCACACTTCTGGTTAGGGTTGAAGTTAGATACTGAGCACTCGTAGTAATCTCTGGGAGCTACTGATGTACGTTTAGTTTTAACATCGGCGGTCCTTTTATCTGGCAACACTAGGTCATACTGATAAGTGTGCTGTATCTCACCGCCATATATTTTTTGTGCTGCTATCTCTCCGAGGAACCCAGCGAGACTACCACCACCTGACTCGATAGAGTTGTTAAGAACTCCCATCTCCTCTGCTAATTTAGAGGCCAAGGCTCTATCAGAATCAGTCAGGTCCATAAATTTCATTATACCACGCCACCCACATTGTCCCTAATGATATCATTAAAGTTAAGCTCTGCCCAATAAATTTCAAGGGCTTTGGTTTCCTGACAGGCTTCAAAAGAATGCTTCTCTCCAGCAGGAACCACACACATATCTCCCATAAACAAATGTGTTTCGTCTATCAAGCCATAGTCTTTATGTCGTTTAATAATTAACTCTCCTTCCAAAACATAGAAAGCATTGATCTTACTTTGATGTGTATGTGTGCTACAAAAACCACCGAGATCAATGTTAATTTCATGGATTTCAATGGCTGGTGTTTGCAGCAAGGGGCGTGTGCTTCCCCAAACTTTCCCTTCAATGTTCATTGGTTATCCTCAGTTACTATAAGATCAAAAGCTTTGTAGATAAACTCATCCAACTCTTTGGTATCATCAGGGTTGTATCCAAATGAGAATACAAAATCTCTAACGGATTCCCACGGGACATCTAGTTTAGGATTGGTTGTCCACTCAGGGTAGATTACATTGCCAGACATCAGTCACCTACCTTTATACCACAATATTTAATTATATATTCTCGTGCCTCTTCTCTTGCACGTTCGCCACCCTCTTGCTGAAGCGTATCCAAAATCTCACTCATTACCCATGCCTTACGGCGTGAGGCTTTACCCTCTGCCATCAGTTCATCGACCCGGAGTGATGTAAGTGTCGTTGATCCATTGCTCATATTCATTCTCCATGATTAGAATTTCACTCTCAACCCAGTGGTTTACCTCGTCTAATTGTATATCATTAGACACACTACAGTACTCTTCCAGCACTGGAGTTATCCACGGATCATAGACTTCATTAAGATACTTTAAAACTTCTTCTTTACTTTCAAACTTAGTTGTTGTCATCACCTATAACCTCACCACCCTTGTCAAGAGACCCCTTAATCCTCATCAAGGTGTGCATGGTAGTTATTAGTTTATTGTATGTGGAGACGAGCATGTCACCATCCATCTCGTACATGTGTTCTAATGAGTCGATGAGATCAGAGTTACATACCCGGCGCAGGGCTTCCTCTGCCGTGCAGATTCCTTCTTTACTATAATCATACTTTACTAGCATTATCTTTTTCCTTTCTTTTGTTTTTAGTTTCTACGCCTGCTAGACGTATCTCCTCAACTGTGCGGTTACATCCAACACAGTATTCTTTATTGTTGTCGAGCTTACATACATTACAACATGCTGTTGTCATGTCAATACTTCTTCTTTTAATTCTATTTCTACAGTCATGTCGTCATTGTGAAAAATCTTATGTTCAATCTCATTGCCTTCAATATCGGTAACAGTTACCTTTGTAATAGTATAGGAAGGGTTACGATGGGTATCACATACGATCTTACTAGCCTTAAAACTTGTGGTCTCACTATACATTTCATTCTCCTTACTATTAAGTAACTACTGCTTACGTAGTAAGCTAAGTAGTAGTTACTAATAGAGTTGGTTGGCCTCCACAGTAGGACTCGAACCTACAACCTACAGCTTAGAAGGCTGTTGCTCTATCCAGTTGAGCTATGTGGAGTATATACATATCAGTCTTCTTTTGTCAAGTCTTCTAACTTCTTATTCAATAACGATGTAACTACAAACATAGCATCCTCATTGGAAGGTGCATGATGGAACGCTGCATCTATAGCTGCTGCCAATGAACCATAGACTACAACGATAGGGTTCTTACCTTCTGTTAGATTGTACTCTATCTCGGCACCAAACAGTTCATAGAAACTGGTGATGTCTCTGCCTCTGGTCTTCCAACCATTATCTGCCATCACTGCCTGTCTCCCATGTTGTATCCCAAGGTATGCCACGCTTTTCAGTACGCCTCAAGATATTTTTCCATTTAGTTAAAGAAATGCGTGAATAGTTTTGTGGGATAGGATAGGTAGCTGACTTAGCTCTTACCCATTTCCATCCTACTTTGGCCTCTAATAGCCTAGCACCTGATCCTATATAGGGTAGCTCATCTTCAAGAAAAACCCAGCCTCTAAACCTTGGCATCTTTTTTCCTTTTTCTGTAAAGAATTAAATTAATAACTGTATTAACCCAGACACCCAGCAACACAGTTGCTTCTACTATTAAAGTGAGTATCTCAACCATTGCTATCGTCCCTGCCCTCTATATTTTTTGTAGCGGGAGCGCCTGTTCTTATTCATAGTTTTACTTGATACCATAGCATGATTACCACCAATACTTGTCTTTTTCTTGGTCGGTTCTATAACTGTATTTGATTTAGATTTTATCATTTATTTTCCTTTGGTGTGAGCGGCGGGACTTGAACCCGCAAGCCATAGCTGGCGACAGATTTTAAGTCTGTTGTGTTTACCAATTTCACCACGCTCACTTGTTTATATTAGTTTCCTTGTCCTACATTGTGCGCCACACGAACAAGGCGAGAGCGATTGTTCTCCACAATCCAGCGAAGACCGCTACGCTTTGATCGAATGGTAGGCTTCACAGATGACTTACCAAACACTGTAATGCTATGGTAAGGCACATCTACACGCCACCCATTACTAATTAAATGGAAACCATAACCATACTTTGGTGACTTGGCGTTGACACGAGCAGTAAGTTTCACAGTCTTAAACATTTATATTACCCTCTTGATTAAAGAATTTTCCATAATAACCTGAGCAAAAAACTCAGTAGCTTTCTTACCTTCAGCGGTTTTGATACCCGTAACTGATGGCCTATTACTACCATACAATTCGCCATCGGTCAAGTACTCTGGCCCAAAGAAAGATGTTTCCTCATACTTCAAGGGCTTACCAATATTTTCTCTCATATTTTTCTTACTGGGATACAGAAATAACATAGCCATATTACATATCCTTTGTATATTTATATACAACAAATACTACTGCCACTATCACCACAGTAGTAATAACTAATGTAATTACTTTTAGTGTCGTCGTATCATACATATTTTGTTTCCTTATAAAATTTAATTACTGTTGCTTACACATTCTCCGTTAGTTTTTTATATTGATGGTGTTTTTATTGATTGTAAGTTCAGCAAGATAGTCATTCGTTTCAAAATAAAAAACGTCTGCCTCAGTAGTAAACGCATCCTTTACTTTCATAGCTTCTGCTATACGCTCACTAAGTTCCAGAATTTGAAGGGTAGAAAGGTCGTCAGTGCTTTCATACTTCATAGCTATTCTCCGTATAGTTCACTAAGCATAACCTCTGGAGTTACATACTCCACAGGCGTTGAGTGGTGTTCAGTTTCACAGGCATCACAGTAATATATATCAGTGTTATCTACAGTTAGAATGTATTCCATACGTTCTGTCATGCCTTTGCAAACTTTACATATTTTTTCTGTGACATATGCATTCATTTAATTACCCTCTACTTCTGTTTAATTCTATGTACATGTCTCGTTGCGTATACCCCTCTTGATTAAGATACTTTTCATAATCATAAGGTGCTTGCTCTTCTGCTTCTTTAGCGGACATACCACATTCGACCTGTAAATCTTTTGCCCAGCCTATGATCCACGCTGCTTCAAATGCTGCGTGTTGGTCCTCGTCCATTTCATGGAACATAAGTGTCGAAAAATCTTCCATTTAATTACCCTCTATAAATGCAATGATATCTGCCAATGCTTCTTCCTGTCCTTGCTTACTACGCTTATAGCTTTTACCAGTAAACTTGCCGACAGTTCGCAGCATGTTGGTGACAGTCCATCTAGTATTAGCTTTTATACCATGCCTGATCCAAAGTCTCAAGCCATGTTTCAAAGCTATGGCTTGATACATATTAGGTTCGATTGATATTGCTTCACTTGTCATAGTCTATGCCCTTGCCATTGTCTGATGGATTCCCATGATAGCATTGCTATGCAACCAAGATACATCGTCACCAGCTTCAAAGTGCTTCGGATATTTTTCTGCTACTAGATCGCACCAGTTATTCCAAAGTACTTCACTGCCACCGATTTCCTTACACACTGCAAGATACTTTCTTGCTTTGTTAAAGCTAGCGGCGGTTATCTTGCCCTTGTCTTTTCCATTTACTTTGAATGTGTTTTCGTCCACATCATACTGCTTTAGATTGTGACAGTCAAGGCATCCAGCTTCACCAGTGGTGAGTTGCATGATAAACCCTGCTTTTACCAAGCCAATGCACGGGATACGCTGCAAAGATATCAGAAACTCTTCTGGATAAATATCTCCAGCCTTGTAGCTCTGCACCAAATCGTACAGCCATTCCTTATTTTTCATTACATATTTAATACCCTCTTTCTGTTTTGGCATTAAAGTATTAAATGATTTCATACCTTTGTCACGATAGTTGTCCATCATATCTGGCAACAGCCAAGTAAAAGTCCTAATGCTAGAGATAACAAACATTGCTGCAATAGCAGTTTGGGTTGAACCTTGATCGGAATACTTCTGGATCATTTTATTGTCGCGGTTATACATTAGATTTTCCTTAGACGTTTTCAGTTGAAAATTCTGTGACCGGGGTATCAAACCAACGGTCCCGTTCAATCTTGAGACCCATCGGACCAGTTACACTGGTAAGTTCCGACAGTCTAAAGCTACCCCATTCTCGCTCCATGCCTTCTACAAAGCCAAAGAACAACCAGTCGCCGTTGCTTTCTTGCTCACCTTCGGTGACATACCAAGACCAGTTCGACCAAGGCGTAAAAAACTTAATTACTTTTTTGCCTAAGTCTTTTTCGTTCTGTTTTGTTAGCATCTGCATTTTCAACACTCCAAGTTGTAGTAATTAACTAACTACTGCTTCCAAAGGAAGCTAAGTAGTAGTTAGTAATTAGTCTTCGTAATCGTCCCATATTGTCCCGGCATAGTACAGTTCGTCGTTTGGCACGATTGCCACTGAACGATTGATTACAGCTTTTAATTCTTGAACAGTCCTAATAAAAGTCATGATCTGATCGTTTAAATCATAGCTACCATCTTCATAAGTATCACAATCTATGGCTTTTAGTAAGTCAATTTTCTCTTCAACTAAAGCTGTGAGATACTTTAAGGACAGTAAAACTGTATGTTTCATTTCATTATTTGTCGTCATTAGCTTTAACCTTTCCGTGTTTCAATTACGATGGAAGCTACGTATTCAGACTTCGTTCTGGCTGATCGCTTCGCATCTTTCATATAGCATGGCGCACACAATAGCAAGCCGCTATCTTTTACTTTTGCAGCTTCACCACACTGGTCACACTTTGGAAGTCTGGAATCATACATTTTATTTCCTTTTGTTAAAGATATAAATACTTAGCACAAGACATAGCAACTAGCTATGCCCTGCACAAAGTATTTAGTGGGAAGGCCACTGCGATAGCTTTGTAGCAGTTGCTACCGCTTCCACAACTTCGGGCTTAACTACTTTCTTCTGCTTTGCAGCTTCCCGATCTGCTGCTGCTTTGCTAAAGCCAACTGGCTTGCCTTCTGGCAACTTGTCAGCGTTCTTGATGACTCTGAAAGAGCCATTGTCGAACTCAATTCGGATAGGCTTACCAGCCTTGTCAGCTTCCTTGAAAGCCTCTCGGCTTGTCAGGGCTACCCAGTTCTTGCCAGCAAATGCTTTGAATGTCTTAGTCATAATTTTAACTCCAAGTTGTTTGTTTACTTAATTAACTAACTACTGCTTACAAAGTAAGCTAAGTAGTAGTTAGTAATTAGCCTTGATTTGTGCCATCACTCGCTGATGCCGTCTCTCCTCACGAGCGGCTTTCTCAATCTTTCGATTGAAATTCCTTTTATCACTGCTACTTCTAGTCAGCTCGTTAGTAGTACTAACGGCAAAGCAACTGATAGCAGCCAGAAAAACTATTCCAAGAATGCCGAAGGCAACTAGACCATATTCCATTTCAATCTCCTTTAATTAACTAACTACTGCTTACAAAGTAAGCTAAGTAGTAGTTAGTAATTAGCCTTGAATGTCCAAAAACCTGTCGGTTTCATCGGTGTGGATGCAAGAAATAAACTCTCCATTCTCTGAATGGATGTCGAGATGCTCACTACCACCAACGGTGACATAAGCAACAAAGTTGCTGTTATCTTCGATAGTTTGGATTGCTGTTGCAATGTTCATAAATTTCACTCCAAGTTGTTTAATTAACTAACTACTGCTTACGTAGTAAGCTAAGTAGTAGTTAGTAATTAGGTTTCATCATAGCGGCTTGCAAAGCCTTGTCAAGCTCTGCTTGCTTCATCGTGCAACAAAGCTTTGCTTTGCTGTGGATAACTTAAGAAGTTATAAGCTTTCCAAAGGTTTAGTCGAAGACTAGCCTTGCTACCTTGTAGCAGAACTAGCCACCCTACACATCCTTTGGATGATTTGGGGAGGTTTGGGGTTGGTATTTAGTATATAATTAAATAAATACTGCTTCCAAAGGAAGCTAAGTAGTATTTATTAATTAAACTTGGAAAAAGGTATCTGTTATTCCAGCTTTTTGTAAAGTTTTTTACTAAATCGCGTACCCTGCGCGGAAAATGCTCGGGCGCGTACATATATATAATATACCAAAGGGAGGAAAGGGTACCCATAATCTATGGGGCAGTAAAATCTAGTATTTTTTAGCGCGCACTTAATATAACCATTAGACTAATAAACAATACTACTACACTATTAAGATATAAATTAACATTTGTCTAACATTAATATATATGTTATAATAATGTTATGTTAAACATTGAAGATAACTTTCTAGATTCATATATTGACCTACAGCACCTTCTTAATCAAGAAATAAATCTAGAAGCCAACACAGATTTCCTCACATTTGTACGTCTTGTCGCTCCAAGCCTTGTGTCTGGTTGGAAGATGGGTAAACATATTGAACTAATCTCTGAAAAGCTGAAAGATTTAGAGTCTGGAAAAATAAAAAGACTGATGGTCTTCCTTCCACCACGTTCATCAAAGTCTGTTATCTGTTCTAAGTTGTTTCCAGCATGGTATATAGGTAGAAACCCAGAACATGAGATACTGACTGTCTCCCATAGTGACCAATTGTCTAGTGATTTTGGTCGGTCTGTCCGAGATGTGGTTAATACTGAAGAGTTTTCTAAAATATTTCCCGGTGTTGCGCTACGTAGTGACGTTCGTGCAGCAGGTAAGTGGAAGACCACGCAGAATGGTACCTACTATGCGGCTGGTGTCAGGTCACAAATTGCTGGACGAGGTGCTCATGTAGCAATTCTGGATGATGTGATGTCTGAAGAGGACTCATATTCAGATGCAGGTAGAAGATACATCAAAGAATGGTACCCTGCTGGTCTACGTACTCGTATTATGCCCAACGGTGCGATTGTTATTATTAATACGCGCTACCATCATGATGATCTCTGCGGATGGTTGCTACGACAGCAGGAAGACATGGGCGATTATGAGACAATCCCGTGGGAAGTAATTAAGATTCCTGCATGGGTAGACGAAGAAGCAGCAGAACTGCTTGATTTACCAGTGGGTAGTAGTTATTTTCCAGAATGGAAGTCTGATGCGCTATTACGTATTGATGAACATGAGATCAAGGCCAGTAATGGTAGCAGATACTGGAATGCTCTCTATATGCAAGACCCTACCCCCGAAGAAGGCGGGTTAATTAAAAAGAAGTGGATTCAGGAATGGGAATACGAAGAGCCTCCTACCTGTGAGTTTATTATACAAACGATGGACACTGCTTTCTCTACAAGTAACACGGCTGATTACAGTGTTATCCAGACATGGGGCATATTTTACATGTATGACCAAGATGAAGAAGGGGTAGAAGATTATGCTTCTAACTTAATCTTACTTGGTAATGTCAAGGGTAGGTTTGAGTACCCAGAGCTTAGGCGTATTGCACAGAAGCTGTATAATCAGTATAGACCTGATGTCTGCATGATTGAAAAGAAAGCAAGTGGGCAGTCTTTGATTCAGGACTTACGCAGATCAGGATTACCCATCATGGAATACATGCCAGATCGGGATAAGGTATCCAGAGTTTATGCAGCTACGCCTATCATGGAAGCAGGACGGCTATGGCTACCTACCTCTAAGAAATGGGCAGATGACCTTATAGAAGAGTTAATCCGTTTTCCAAACTCAGCCCATGACGATCAGGTAGATGCGTTGACTATGGCAGTACATTACATGCGTGACTCATGGAACCTTGCACATCCTGACGATCCAGATTGGGATGAGCCTGTCAGGGAAAAGAAATCTACCTATTGGACATTTTAAAATAGTGTGCTATAATATAGTGGGTTAGGCGAGGTAACTTTTGTTACAGGGGAATTAAATGTCTTTATTTGAATATGCACAAGAAGTAGTATCCAGAAAACTAGAACGTGAAAAACCTATGCTTACTATTAGCATGGGGACGCAACCTGTTATGCCTATGGCGCAAGGAGGTGGTCTATCTAGTGTTCAGAACAGTCTGAACATTAATGGTCAGCCACACAGACTGGCCTACATTAATCCTAATGAAGAAGATTTATTAAAATCACTTGGTGGTAGTGGTAGAAAGATTGACGGTATTCCAGCTTACGACGATAGTGTAGATGGTGGCTCAGATCAAGGTGGTCCCGGACCCGGCGGTCCCGGTGAGGATTCTGATCCTGATAGTGGTGATACTACTGGTCAGGGTTTTGGTGATCCCGATGATCCCGGTAGTTTTGGAATGGACCCAATGGGAGTTGTTGGCGATGTTACTGATCCCGGTCAGAATAATAGTATGGGATTAGGTTCTAATCAGAATGCTCAAGTTTCGTTTAATACGCCGGGTCCTAGTAAAGGTATGGTAGGCAGAGCTGCTCTGGGTTTCGTTGGTCTTACCGATAAAGGATTTAATGTTAATCCTGATATGACTTATTCACAAAATATTGGTATAGGTATGCCCGGAACTGCAAGTGCTGTCGCAGCGGCGCTTGGGTTTGATCCCAGTATAGCAACTGTCACAGGCCCAACTACATCTCCGGGTGGTAATCAAGGAGATGACGACGATGGTGACGATGATGGCACCGATGCTGGTGGAGACGATATTATTATTAAAGAAAAAATTGCAGCAGTTAAAGAAGTCCCTGTTGAAGATGTGTCAGATGCAGATGTCGCCAGAGTCAGACAGACAGCCGAAGAACGTATTGCTGGTACAAATATTGAAGATATTATAAAACAAATGTATGGCGTAGCACAGGCTAATAGACTATTAAATATTAATAGGCAGTTAACAGAAGAAGAAGAAGAAATAAACCACCGCGCTGATTTAATAGATAGCATTTATGGGCCGGGTTCAAGCGCAGGACTACTCGGCATTGCAACAAATAATACAGGAACAGCATAATGGCAACTGAACGTAACCCTTTCGACACGATCCCTGAAGAAGAAGATAATGTAATCCCTCTCATGGAGCAGTCTGAAACAGGAGCAAGCATTGAGATTGATCCTGAAGGTGATGGCGTCATTGTAGATTTTACTGAAGCTGTAGGCATGGAAGCGACTGACGAAGTTGCTGAGTGGTATGGTGATTTAACAGAAACATTAGAAGAAGAAGAACTTCTTGAGATTGGCCGCATGGTCATAGATAATTTTCAAGCAGATAAGGAGTCCCGTTCTGAATGGGAGTCTATGTTTGAACGTGGGTTTGATTTGCTAGGCTTAAAGCTAGAGCAAGGTTCAGAACCTTTTGAGGGCGCATGTACGGCAGTCCACCCACTACTAATTGAGTCGGCTGTTAAGTTTCAGTCGAAGGCTTCACAGGAACTCTTTCCTGCAAGTGGTCCAGTAAAAGCAAATATTCTAGGCAGTGCTACTCCTGAAAAGGAAATGCAAGCTAACCGTGTTCAGAACTTTATGAACTATCAGGTTACTGAGCAGATGCCAGAATACTTTGACGAATTTGAAAGAATGCTTTTCCATCTCCCCTTGATTGGTTCAGCGTTTAAAAAGATTTACTATAGCTCTACACTGAAGCGCCCTGTCTCAGAGTTTATTCCTATTGACCAGTTTTATATTTCTTACTATGCTACTGATCTTAGAAATGCTGACAGGTATACGCATGTAATCTATCGTAGTCCTATAGATATTCAAAAAGATATCAATGCAGGAGTGTATCAGGATGCTGATCTTCCTACTCCTTCTCAATCAGGGATTACTTCTTTTGCAGAAAAGATTGATACTATTCTTGGTTTCAATCCTGATTATGATAATGATCCTCAGTATGTCTTACTGGAACAGCATTGTTATTTAGATATTGAAGATGCTGATGAAGCACTTCCATATATTGTAACTGTTGAGCAGGATTCTCGACAGGTACTAAGTATTCGTAGAAACTATGAACAAGACGATCCTAACCGTGAGAAGCGGAGTCACTTTGTTCATTACAGGTTTGTTCCCGGTTTTGGTTTTTACGGCCTTGGCTTAATTCATTTCCTTGGAAATCTGACAATGAGTGCGACGGCAGCAATGCGGTCTCTTATAGACGCAGGTCAGTTTGCTAATCTTCCGGGCGGATTTAAAGCTAAGGGTGTCAGGATTGTTGGAGATAATGATCCAATCAGTCCGGGCGAGTTCAAAGAGGTTGAAGCAACGGGTATAGATTTATCAAAGGCTATTGTTCCCCTCCCCTACAAAGAGCCTTCCTCAACTCTATATCAGATGCTACAGTTTGTAGCTTTGACAGGACAAAAGTTTGCAGATAGCACAGAGCAAGTAATTTCTGATGCTGCCTCTTATGGACCCGTTGGCACGACTATGGCGTTGCTTGAAGCCAGTAGTAAGTTTTTCTCGGCTATTCACAAGCGAGTGCATAAATCACAGAAGGATGAATTTAGAATCCTTGCCAGTATTAACTATGATTACTTACCTGACGAATATCCATATGATGTCCCCTTTGAGTCGCGTAGTATTTTCCGAAAAGACTTTGATGGTCGTGTAGATATTATCCCTGTATCTGATCCTAACATTCCATCCAATGCCCATCGCATGATGTTGGCTAACATGGCATTACAGATGGCACAGCAGTCCCCGCCGGGAATGTTTAACCTAGAAGCATTGAATAGAACTATTCTACATGCTGCTAACATGCCTAACCTAGAACAGATACTGCCTCCTAAGATTGAGCCTCAAGCTATGGACCCAGTGTCTGATATCATGGCTGCAACAAAGGGTATTCCTATCGGGGCATTTGCTGGTCAGAACCATGATGCACATATCCAGACTAAGATGGCTTACCTTCAAGACCCTATGAACGGCTCTAATCCTATTATGGGTAGGCTCCGTCCTATTCTTGAAGCTAACATTCAGGAACATTCTGTAATGAAGTATCAGGAACAGGTGGCAGGTATGACTCAGCAGTTGATGCAGGAAGCTGGACCAGATGCTGCTCGTAACCCACAGGTAATCGAGATGATTACAGCACAGGCTGCACAGCAGGTTCTCAATGCTAACATGGCTATGGGCATGGCACAGTCGCCAGAGCAGCAGCTAGTTTCACTTGAACAGGCCAAGGTAGAACTTGAGAAACAAAAACTTCAGAATGATACTGCTATCTCAGCGGCTGATATGGAACTGAAGAATAAGAAACTTGAGCTTGAAGAGAACGATCAGATTATTAGTATGTTGAAAACTAACTCTACTGATAACTTCAAACGAGAGAAAGCCGAGCTAGATCGGAATAGTAAGCAAGATATCAAAGCCCTTGAAGCTCTTACACTATTGGCTATTGAAGCTGAAAAGCAGCAAGGTAAAGAAAAAGAAAACACAACTCAAGAAATATTTGAATTTCTTAAACAGTTTCAAGGAGACAACCAATGATGACAAAAGGAAAGGGCTATCACGATCATGTGAAGCCCGATGTTAAAGGTATTACTGACGGATACGTTACACATGTACCGTCTTCTAATCGTGCTACGTTTGGTGATGTAGTAAAGGAAGAGTCCTACGGCACACGTAAGAATCGTAGTGTTCTTGGCGAGTTCGATAAGTCCTCGTTTGAATTTCCCGGTCCTGCTAAACTCAAGTAATGACTATCTGGGATGAATTTGTTCAAACACTAAATGAAGAAATTAATAATCTAAGAGTGTCTCTTGGTAATGGCAGTGCCAGTGACTATGCTGAGTATAAGCAAATGGTAGGCACTCTTGCAGGGTTAGAGTGGTCAAGAGACCGTTTAACTGATATTGTAAAGAAACGCATATACGACGAAGATGAGGAGTAAAATGCAACAAGTAAATTTAGGTAATTCTATTAAAAATGATCTCTGGATCACAGACCCTATTGAACAGCCAGACCCTGATGTACTACCATCACTTCCCGGCTTTCATGTTCTAATCCGCCCTGTCTCGGTTAAGTCATTAACCAAGGGTGGTATTATTATTCCAGACTCTACCAAAGAAGATATGTCTTATCTTACAACTATTGGTAAAGTTCTAAGCCTTGGTGATCTTGCATATAGAGATCGGGATAAGTTTCCTAAAGGTAACTGGTGTAAAGAAGGGGACTATGTTTGCTACGGTAAGCATACAGGAACTAAGCTATTTTATAAAGGAGTACGGCTTATTCTATTGTTTGATGACCAGATCATGCTCCGTGTAGAAAACCCTGCTGATCTTGATCCTACCTTTAATCTTAGTGCAGGATCAGCTTAATTTGTAGATATAACAATACTATGCTATAATATACTGATATAATCGTTAAATCGTTTGTTTCGTAAACAACGGGAAAGAAAAAAACAATGATCGAAAAAGAAGAGTGGAGCGAAGTATCTGTTCCTGATAATGCAGAGGAGAATGAAGTTGCGTATGAAATTGAAGAATCTTCTGAACAAACTATTGCAGTTTCTGCACCTGAAGAAAAAGAAGAAAAAGAAAAAGAAAAAGGTGGGTCAGAGCTAGATGGAGTTGAAACGTCTGGCGCTCAGAAACGTATCCGACAACTCATTCGTCAGCGTAAAGAACGTGACGAACAGATTTACTCCCTCATGCAGAAGAATGAGGAATTAGAAACTAACCTCAAAACAAAGCACTCTGAAGTACAAGAGATTAATAAACTAAGTCTTGATGCTTCAGAAAAGCAATTGACAGATAAAATTCAGTTAGCTCAGGCAGCTTATTTAGAAGCATTTGAAAATGGTGAGAAGGAGAAACTTCTTCAGGCTCAGACAATGCTAAATGAAGCGCAGGGTGATCTGAAGAATGTTTCCAGTGCCAAACGTAATTATGAAGCTGCTCCAGTAGAACAGCCAGTGCAACGGCAGGTTGCTCCTAGACCTGCGGCCAATGATCCCAAGGCAGAAGAGTGGGCATCAGAGAATGATTGGTTTGGTACTAATAATGTTATGACCGCAGCGGCACTAGCCATTGATGCGGAACTAAAGAATGAAGGTTACGATCCAAATGATAATGAATTT